AGTAAAGTAATATTTTTTGTTGATAATATTGATGTGGCAAAAACATATGGAAAATATATAATTAAAGCAAATTTAATAATAAATAATCCAATTATTTTAGATTTTAATGAAAATTCAACATACTATTTTTATGATAAATGGTATCTACCATCAGATTTAGCAAACAAAATAAAAGAAATTAGTGATGATATAAAAAATGGTTATAGCATAGATGATGAATTAAAAGAATATTTAGAAGAATTAAATTTTAATGATTTGTATGGTGATTTGGATGGAATTATTATGCTTAATATTAATGATAATATGGATGATATCTTTTCAAACCACAAACCAGTAACTAATTATGTTGTTTTTAATAAAAATCAAATTAAATTTGTGAAATAATAAATTAATTTTACTTTTTTAAATTATTATCATCATATAAAAATATATAATCACATTTCACCTAAATTAAGTGACCTAGAATTAAAATTAATTAAATATATGCCTAAAGAAAATGGTAGTTGGCGTGATTTACCCGAATCAATAATAAAACTTTCTAAACGTCTGAAAAATGTTAAAGAAAAAAATAATTGGGGTACATATTATAGTAGACTTAATTTTAATAAACCAAGTTACACTATTACCACACATTTTCATAGATTACCAAATAGTGCAAACTTACACCCATACCAAAACAGAATGATTTCAATTAGAGAAGGTGCTAGATTACAATCATTTAAAGATAATTATATTTTTTATGGTAGTAAAACATCACAATATAAACAAATTGGAAATGCAGTACCACCATTATTGGCAAGAGCAATTGCTGAAAAAATAAAACCCTATTTAAATAATTATAATTTTATTGATTTATTCGCAGGTGCTGGTGGAATGTCAAATGGTTTTATTGATGAAAATTATAATTTAATTGCTGCCAATGAAATTGATAAAAATCTATTCGAAACATATATGAAAAATCATGCAAAATATAATAAAAATAATAATTTAATACTTGGTGATATTACAAAAAAAGAAATAAAAAATAAAATAATTAATATCGGTCTAAATAATAATGTTGGAATTATAATGGGTGGAATTCCATGTCAAGGATTTTCATCTGCGGGTCTTAGAAATCCAAATGACCATAGAAATAAATTATATTTGGAATTTCTTGATATAGTAAAAACAATAAAACCCGAAATATTCATTATAGAAAATGTAATTGGATTATTATCAATGGAAAAGGGAAAAATTATAAAAAAAATAATTAAATCTTTTGAAGATATTGGATATTATGTTAATAAACCATTTAAATTGAATGCTGAAGAATATGGTGTTCCACAATTACGTAGAAGAATATTTATTATTGGTTCTTTAAATAAAATTGAAATTAAACCACCTGAAATACTTTTTTCTTTAACAAATAATAATTTACCCAATCCAATTACTAGCGGTGAAGCAATTAAAAGTTTACCCAAATTAAAAACAAATGATGGTATATTCGAAATGGAATATAATTATACACCAATCACATTATACGATAAATTAATGAATAATGAAATTACATTTAAAGAATTTTACTTTTTAAAAATCAATGAAATCTTAAAAATTAATAATCTATAAACTATCAAAATATTTCTTTTCTTCTTTAGAAGAATCATTTTTGTCAATAATTTCTAACCCCTTTTTATCAAAATAATTAACATAACTATTTTTAACTCCAGAATATGTCGTATAATTTACAATTAAAACTGCCCTTCCATCATTAAATATATTTAACTTACCCTTAAATTTGGGTTTATCTTCTTTATTGGTAATTAAATAACTTTATATTTGGATTTATCTGATTCAATTTTTTCTGAATTATAATTCCTTTCATATTGAGAATGATTTAAAAAGAGGTTGGAGTAGTTGGACTTTTGGTAACTATGGATTTCATGGAACAAAAGAAGAATTAAAAAAAGCAATGCAAACAGCAATTGATAATAATCATGAATTTTCAATATCAGGATTTGACCTTTGGGGTGATGATATTAAAAAAGCAGATATTCGTGAATTATATCCCAACTATTGGGTGTTGGTCGATAATGTAAATGCTAAAAATGGACTGTCGTTTATACCATTAAAATCAACAAATCTAAAAGATGCTATTATTGAAGCAAAAAATGAAATATATTCAGGTGAGGGAGTTTCTTACCACCCAAGTGAAGTTAAACTAGTGTATAGTATTGATAATCTAATTCATATTTTTGAAGTTATCTAAAAAATAAATTTTAATATTATGAAAAATATAATGAATAACAATACCTTAATATCCGAAAACCCACAATCCGATATTAAATATAATAACGAAGCGAAAAGAATATTCCATAAAATAAAAAAGAATATAAATAATATAAAATTAGAACCAACAAATCCTGATTTAGAATTCGTATATGATACAAAAGGAAACAAACGTCCATTATATGGTGTTAAATTTAATCTAAACCAAATAGATAAAAAATATAACCTAAATATTATATTTGCACATCAAATAGGTAATAATATAGCATTCTTTGACCGAAATAATAATAGAATGGTATTCCTAATTATATCACAAACTGATAAAAACTCATTCGAAAATAATGAATACTATGCAAAATTAAGATTTAAATTTTGGATTGCTGAAGATACTTTTATTCACGAATTTATTCATTACCTAGATTCAATTAGATATAAAAATACATATAAACCAACAATGAATAAAAATAGTAAAGAAGAATATTACAACTCACCCGAAGAATTTAATGCGTATATGCATGGAATAATTACATATGCATTAAAAAATAAGTATAGATTGAAAAATCTACCATTTAAAACATTCCTAAATAGAATAATAAAAAACTATATAAAAGAAAACTTTGGATTTATAAAAAATATTAATGATGATAATAAAAAAAAGTTAATAAAAAGAATGTATAAAACATATACAGAATTTAATAAACCTATTCTTGTAAAAGAAGAAAATTTAAACACTAACCAAAATAATATTCTAACAGAAAAGGAGTTTAACAAAATATACGTAGCACAACATAAAGATATTAGAGGTAAAATGAATAATACCCTTGAACAAAATAAAAAAAGTATTCTAAAAAATGGATTCCATAAAAGTACCAGTGTAAACCTACTACCCATATTTAACGGATATATATTCAGTATTATTGATAGAAAATATGGAAACCATAAAGATGATATGGTTTATATTATAAGAAAAGAAGGTGTTAATGAAAAAAATGGTAATTATAATATAAAAACAGGATATAAACCAACAGAAAATGAAGTCTTTAAAATAGAATATGACTACCAACCAACATATGAAGCATATGTTAATGCTATGCTAAATAAATAAAAAATAAATATTTATACTTCTGATAAAATACTTAAATATATCCTAAAATAATTTTATGTTTCATTAGATTTATTAATATATATAAAATAAAATATAATGGTTTTTGAAATATTACTTGATAAAGATTTATATAATTCAATATCTCTTAAAACAAAAATAATTAATTTTTTTAGAACACGGTCTTTTGTTTTATATGGAAGTTTAAAAAATTGGAATATGACAATTATTGGTAAAAAAATAAGAGAATAATATTTTTGATTTAATAAATTAATATTATATTTTTTTATAAATTATTATAAAAGATAATTTCTATTTTCTAAAAATTTTTTGGGAAATTTTTTGTTACATTTAGAAGTTATTCGTGTAGCACCCCCCCCTGTTTTTCGTCCCCCTGTGGTGGGGATATATAGGGGGGGGATACGGTAAATAAGGGAGTAGGGGGATAAATAATATTTACATATTCTTATACGTATTTTAAATTAAAAAGTTTCAATCTTATTTAAAAATTTATATCTTTTTTTAATTTAGAATAATTCTAAATAGGGTTATTTATTTTAAATTTGGTTTATTACAATTAGTTTATTTTAATGTAATGGCAATTAATATTTAATATAAGACGTTTATTTGTTTGTTTAGTATAGAGTATTGACAAAAAAAAACGGGCTTAAATTAGCCCGTTTTTTAGTGTTTAAGAAAAACTATATTAATTCGTATGTAGTTTTTCTAAATTTCACTCTTACAATATTGTCAATTGAAACTTCTCTATGATGAATTTCCTTACCCTCACTAACACCCTGATTTTTAGGAGTATTGTCAGGAAGATAGGGTTTTATAATTTTGTTAGGTATTAGTACCATATTTTTGTCAAAGTAAAACGACCTAAAAGTTTGTTGGTGTTTGTAGGTTAAATAAAAAGTACCTTTTTCTTTGTGCATGGACAAAGCAGTGGATATTCGTATTCCTTTGCCATTCCATAATGGTTTAGCAATAAAATTTTTTGTAAGATTTTCTCTTTCTCTTTCGTTATTTACACTATTTTCGTAAATATAACCAATCATGCAACCAATATTTGCAATTTTCATAATATCACCAAAGAGTATTTTACCATCTTTGGTCAATTTGGGGGTTGTAATATATTGGATTGAAGCGGGTTGTGCCCCAAAATTCCAATTTTTCAACATTTCGATTAGTTGGTCTTTCGATACTCTTACTGTATTTTTCATGGTAAAAAAATTTAGATTAAACAATAAAAAAATTAATTAATTAATTACAATTAATGTTACGTATTTTAAATTAAAAAGTTTCAATCTTATTTAAAAATTTATATCTTTTTTTTAATTTAGAATAGTTTTAAATAGGGTTATTTATTTTAAAATATATGTGGTTTATTACTATTAGTTTATTTTAATATAACAATGATTTATTTTTTATTTTAGACGTTTATTTATTATTTAGGTATGGATATTGACAAAAAAAAAACGGGCTTAAATTTGCCCGTTTTTTAGTGTTTATTTACTTTGCTTTTTAAGCATTGGCAATTAAATACTCTAATACTGCAATATCTTTGTCTTTTCTTTTTTCAGGACTTGCAATGTTGAGTTCGTCATCATTAATATATTGGTTTATCCCATTATAGATAAGCCAATCACTTATTTTTCCTGCATATCCCAAAGTAGGATTATCGGACTCAACTCTAATTTTGTCAATGATATTAGTAACAGTATTAAATTTTTTGTTGTCAATAGCAGTAATACCAACAGCACCTAAAACTTCCTTGATTCTATCTTCAACTTTATATACCATACGGTCTGATAGTTGTGAATAGACATTTTTAACACTTGTTACAATTTCCTTTCCATTTTTTGCAATCATTTTGAGAAGATTGTCAAACTGAATAAGCGATTCTAAAATACTTGGGGTATGTTTGCCAGAAATTTGTAAATTATAATCTTTCATTTGCTTTACAGGTACAGTCAAACCATTTTTACAAACAAGCCTATAAAAACCTGCAATACCTTTGTATTTCCATAACCCATTGTAACTATGTTGGAATACAAAGGAAAATTTAATATCATCCTTTGTGTTTGGCATAATAAAAGCATATGCAGGGTCTTCAATGATATAGTAAGCATAAAACATGGCATGTTTTAGCATACTGTATTTAACAGTGAAATTCACGTTATTCTGCTTAAAAATTTCCTCAATTTTAGGAAAAATTTCACTATTAGGGACTAATTGATAACGGGGAGAACAATAGTTGAGGTCAATTTCGCCCGTATCAATATGACCCACAACTACTTTTGAATATTCCTGATTAGTGTTACGTGGGTTATCCCTTAGTTCAACAGGGAAAAGCATTTCATTAAGAGTGCAAGGCATTAAAAATGATGGTGTTTTCATAATTGATAAGATTTTAATTAAACAATAGTTGTTATTTGTATTTGTTTATTCGTATTTTAATTAAAAAAGTTACATTTTTTTAATTAAAAATGATAAAATTGTATTAATTTAGAATGATTTTAAATAAGGGTATTGATATAACTTTTTGTTTATTATGGCGTATATTAATTGATATTGAATAAAAATCGTATGATTATTTTTAAATAAAAATAATTATATTTTTTTATTAATTAATATTAATTTTTTTTTGATAAAAGAATAAAACTTATTATTAGTTAATAACAATAAGTTTTATTTAAAATGAAATATTAATATAATTATTTATTATTCTACATGTATAATAGTATAATTAATAACTACATTATATTTGGCAATATAATATCCCTTTGAAATTAATTTTTCTTTAGTTAGTTCATTGGTTTCAATGAATCCAAATTCTTTACAAAGGTTAATAAAATATTTTTTGGTAAAATCAATAACATTATTTGATGTTTCTTTATTAGAAATATCAAAGGAATCAATGGTTTCAACAATACCGTTTTTTGTAACAATAATTGATATAATTATCATGGCATTCAATTTTATTGATTAATGCTATTTGAATATACGGAATGAATAAAAAATAGTTTCATTTCTATATAAAAAAACATTGTTCGATTAATAGTTATTAATTAAAACATAAATATTTTATATTTTTTGAAACTTTTATTTTTATATTACGTATTATTAAATATAATTACATTTTGTTTAACTAAAATTTTTGAATTATGGCAACTAAAATGACGAATCGTGAAGCATCTTTTTTTGTAGATTTAGTTAATGGTAAAACCATTAAAGAAATACAGGAATCTATAATTAAAAGAATTAGTAATTATCAATGGCGTACAAAAGTAAGTGATGAAGTTATTGTGAATGAAAAGCAATATGAGTTTAACAAATTAATGGAAGTAAAAGAGTTTTTTGATAAGGTTAAATTGTTTGAAGAAAAAGAAACATATTCAGTTATGGGTTGGGGGTATGGACAAACCAACTATGAAAATTTTATGGTTGTTGGTCAAATTGGTGGTTCAATGGTTTGTATTTTGGATTGTGGGAATTATGTTTTTACTGTATCAAAAGCCAAATATTTAAAAAAAGAATTTGCATGGTTGGATAATAGTAAAGTAAGGGCAACTAAATGGGATGAACCTTTTACAAAGGAAGAAATAATGGAACAAAACCAATACAACGCATATTACGGGCATTAAAGCCCGTTTTTTTTTGTTTTTATTATTAGTTTGTTATTAATTAAACATTGTTCGATGTTAATTATTTTAAATTAAAACATAAATATTTTATATTTTTTTGAAACTTAATTATTTTATTTACGTATAATCAAATAGTATAAACCAAAACATTTGTTAATTATGAATAAGTCAATTGAATTAATTAAAAAAGGTTTTGAAAGCAGTTCTGAAACAACACCAGAATTTTTGGAATTTTACAGAACCTTTAAATCGGAATTTAGAAAAGAATTAAAATCTATTGGTGCAACAAATATTGTATTCAGTAGAGGTCATTTTTACGTTTCAGGTTTTTTCACTTTGAATGGACAAGGGTGGTATTTTTCAATTCCTGATGTTAGGCATATGAATTTATATACCCGTGATTCTCATTTTTCGGATTTACTTTATAGGAAAGTAAAACACTATGAAGATTATACTGGTGAATATAACAGGTATGTTAATATTGAAATAGGAATGGCAAAGAATATGGATTTCGATTGAAATTGAATTGTTTTTAAATTGTTAATGAATATCCCTTTGGTTTAAATATCAAAGGGATTATTTTTTTATTAAGTGTTTAGATAAGATTTATTAATTAAACAATGTTCGATGTGATTATTAATAAAAACATTGTTCAAAATTTATTAATTAATCAATGTTCAGTTGTTGGTTTATTAATTAAACAATGTTCGATATGATTATTAATAAAAACATTGTTCAAAATTTATTAATTAAAATATTATTTATTTTTTAAATAAAGAATGTTCATATTAATATAAAAGGAAACAACCCATTGCACTCTTATTGGAACAACGGGTTGTTTTTTAAAAATTATTTATAATGATGGAGCGTAAAACCCACAAATCTTTAGTTTGTGGGATGTAAGCGACTAACCTTGAGTGAGAATATACTGACGAATGGTATCTGGTGAAGCCTCACCAATAGAGCAAACGAAGTAACCATCTGACCAAAAGGTTCTTTCCTTCCAAAAGTGATTGAATAGAAATGAACGATGAGCAGAGTGCCAAATGTGATATGTAGATTCTTGCTTTAACTTACGGACAATAGATGTGATAGAAAGACGAGGAATATAGCGAATGAGAAAGTGGATATGGTCTAAATCTGATTCAAAGACTTCAATTTCAAAATCTGAATTAGAAGTAATATTTAAGATAATGGAACGCATATCTTCTTTTAACTGACCAACAAGCAACTTTTTACGGTACTTGCAAACAAAGATAAGATGGCACTTGAGGTAGTGTTTTGAACGATTTGTTGAGATGTACTGTGATTTTTTAGACATAGTGGAGAATTTTTTGTGAAAGTTTTTTACCCGAAGACGGAAACTTTTACAAAAAATTCGTAACTTTGCATAAATTCAGACTATTTAATAATATAGTGAAAACAATACATAGGACATATCGCTTTGAATTAAGACCAACACAAGACCAAAAAGTGTTGCTGGATAAACATTTCGGATGCGTTAGGTTCGTGTATAATCACTTTCTGAATGAACGTAAAGAACAGTATCAAGCAAACAAGAAGTCTGATAACTACTACGCTCAAGCAAAAACTTTGACTGAATTAAAAAAGCAAGAGGAAACTGTTTGGCTTAAAGAAGTAAACAGTCAAACCCTGCAATTTGCTTTAAGGTCTTTGGATACTGCATACCTTAACTTCTTTCGTGGAAATGCCAAGTTTCCAAGATTTAAGTCAAAGAAAAGAAAGAACGGATTCACAGTACCACAACACACAAAATTGGTTGATGGTAGAATTTACGTTCCAAAATTCAAAGAAGGTATTAAATGTATTGTTCACCGTGAAATAAAGGGCGATGTTGGCAAAATGACCTTTACTAAAACACCGACTGGAAGATACTATGTTTCAATTTTAACCGAAGAACAATATCAACCAAAAGAAAAAACTGGTGCTGTATGTGGTGTGGATTTAGGTTTGAAAGATTTTGCCATTACTTCTGACGGCATCAAATTCAAGAATAACAGATATACCAAGAAATATGAAAGAGATTTAGCGAAAGCACAAAAACATCTTTCTCGTAAGCAAAAAGGTAGCAATTCGTTTGAAAGACAAAAACGAAAAGTTGCCAAAATACACGAGAAAATATCCAACACAAGACAAGATGTATTGCACAAGGTATCGCATCAACTTGTTTCTGATTATGACATAATTGCTTTGGAAGACCTTAATGTAAAAGGTATGTTGAGCAATAGAAAACTTTCAAAACATATCGCAGACGCAAGTTGGGGTACATTTGTGAGATTCCTTGAATACAAAGCAGATTGGAATGATAAACAAGTAGTTAAAATCAATCGCTTTTACCCTTCAAGCAAGACTTGTAACGTGTGTGGATGGATAAACCAAGACTTAAATCTTTCAGTTCGTGAGTGGACTTGCAAGAATGGACATCACTTGGATAGAGATGAAAACGCTGCAAAGAACATTCTTAAAGAGGGATTAAAAATAATATCGTCAGGGACTGGCGATTACACGGGTGGAGACTTAAATCAGACTTCTTTCGAGAAGCACATGTCTGTGAAACCCGAAGCCCATTTGTCTTTAGCAAATGGGTAGTTCACTTAAACAATGTTCAATATAAGTGAAAACATTTTAAATTAAGACAATGTTCGATGTAAATATAGGTAATTTAAATTAACATAATGTTCGATATTATAAGATTAAATAAATTAGATATTCTTAGATAAACTTTAACTAAATAAATTTTATAATTAATTGTTTTTAATTAAATTAAGATATGTTAATTTATATTACTCAATGTCTAAAGTAAATTTATTCATTTTTTTTGTAACATTTTTAAATTAATATCGTATAATTAAATCCTATGTTCTAATTTTTTAAATCCCTTGTTAATTAATATTTAATTGCAGGGGATTTTTTATTTTTAAAATATATTTAATTTAGAATGAATATAAATTACAAAAAAAATGGTTTAATATTGAAACTTTTTTGTAACATTGCAGTATAAAAGAGTAAATGTTTAACTAAAACCATTTCACCATGAAAACAATTGAAATTAAAACCTTATCATTTGAACAAGTTTATAATGAGTATTACCCAATAATACTTAATTATGTACGTTCAAAAATTAATAATCAACTTAATGCAGAAGATATTACTGCAAAAGTATTTATTAAAGTTTATCAAAACTTTAAAACATATAATTCTGAAAAGGGTAAATTAAATACTTGGATTTATACCATTGCAAATAATACTCTTATTGACTTTTTCAGATGTGATAAAAGCAATAATTATATTAGTGTGAATGGATTTACAGATGATAATGGTAAAGAAACTCACGAATTTATTGCATCATCAAGTTACAATACGGATAAAATAATTGATAACATGGAATTGAAAAAAAGAATTAATAGGGCTTTTAATACTTTAAAACCAAATTATAAGCGTATTGCCGAATTATTCTTTTTGGATGGAAAGAAATATCATGAAATTGCTGAAATATGCCAAATTCCAATGGGTAGTGTAAAAGGAATGATAAATAGAGCAAGGACATTGTTACAAATGGAATTGGCATGATTGTTCGTTTTAAATAAAAATAATTAAATTAAACCCATTTAATTAAAAATAAATTAAATGGGTTTTTTTGTAACAATTTGAAGTCAATGTACGTATATAATAATAATTTTTTCAATTATGAAACCTATTTTAATATCATTAAAAGATTTGAATAAAAATCCATGTGAAAAATATTATGATTACATAATGGATAATTATGGTAAAAATGGTTTATTTAATCCATTAGAATTGATTAATATATTAAGTAAAAATAAATATAATGATGTTTCTTGGTTAATTAAAAATTGTAAATTTTGTCAAACAAAAGAAATGGTTGATTTTTATAAATCACTTAAACCAGCATATGATAATGTTTCTTGGTTAATTAAAAAATGTGAATTTTGTCAAACAAAAGAAATGGTTGATTTTTATAAATCATTAAATCCAAAATACTATAATGTTTCTTGGTTAATTTTTAATTGTAAATTTTGTCAAACAAAAGAAATGTATGAATATTTGAAAAGTTTAGAATAACATATTGTAACTATTTTAATTTTCTTTCGTATAATCTAATAGTATATTTTCAATTATGAAACCTATTTTAATTAGTTTAAAAGATTTAAAACAAAAACCATGTGAAAAATATTATGATTACATAATGGATAATTATGGTAAAAATGATTTATTTAATCCATTAGAAATAGTTAAAAAATTAGATGGTAATTATAGTGATGTTTCTTGGTTAATTGTTAATTGTAAGAAATATCAAACCAAAGAAATGGTTGAATATTATAAAGCATTAAAACCAAAATTTAATGATGTTTCTTGGTTAATTAAAAATTGTAAATTTTGTCAAACAAAAGAAATGTTGGATTATTATAAATTACTTAAACCAACATACAATAATTTTTCATGGTTAATTTATGAATGTAAATTTTGCCAAACAAAAGAAATGGTTGAATATTATAAATCATTAAATCCAAAATTTGATGATGTTTCAATATTAATTAAAGAATTTGAATTTTGTCAAACTGATGAAATGTTGGATTTTTACAAATCATTAAATCCCGATTCTATTGATGTTTCTTGGTTAATTGAAAAATGTAAATTTTGTCAAACACAAGAAATGATTGAATATTATAAATCATTAAATCCTGATTATAATAATGTATTATGGTTAATTAAAAAATGTGAATTTTGTCAAACACAAGAAATGTTGGATTATTATAAATCATTAAATCCTAATTATGAAGATGTTTCTTATTTAATTTATAAATGTAAATTTTACCAAACACAAGAAATGTTAGATTATTATAAATCACTTAATCCTGACTATAAAAATGTTTCTTGGTTAATTGCCAATTGTGAATATTGTCAAACAGATGAAATGTATGAATATTTGAAAAGTAAAAAAAATAAATTGTAACTATTATTATTTTCTTTCGTATAATGCAATAGTATAAACCAAAACATTTGTCAATTATGAAAATAATAACTAAAGAAATTGAAGAAGCCTTTGAAAAACAGGGTTACACAGGTGATAAAAGTGCTGATGAAATAAAAGTGGTTATGAAACTTTTTAATCCGTGTGGTGCAGGTACTTGGTATATTTACGAAAAAATTGATGATGATATTTATATGTGTTTTGCAAATTTAGGCGACCCTACATTTGCTGAATGTGGAAGTGTTTCATTGTCAGAATTAATGTCATTAAGACTTCCTTTTGGATTAAAAATTGAAAGGGATATGTATTTTAAACCTCTTTCCATGACGTTAAAAGAAGTAATGGATAAAGTTGAATCGGGTGTTCATGTGTAATGGTAAATAAGTTTTAGTTAAACAATTAAATCCCATTGATTTTAAATAAAATTGATGGGATTTTTTGTAACTTTATTAAATTTTATTCGTATAATCAAATAGTATGAACTATTAAAACTTTACAACTATGTACAACATTAATTTCAACATTAAATTTGAAATTCCTAAATTGGAATTATACGATATTGTTTTTCGTGCAATTTATCAATTTAAAGAAAAACATAAATATATAATTCGATTATCAAATGATAATAATAAATATCCATTAAATTTAATGGTATTTGGATTATTATATTATAATGATAATCTATTTTTTTATCTCGAAGATGTTTATGATTTTTCAATTAATAGAGCAAATATTTTTGATGGAATTTATGAATACTGTTTAATTAATAAAATTACAACTTACGAAGATTTTAAAAATTTAACTTCAAAAGATGATAATATTGACAGTATTGTGGAATATTCACAAAATAAAGTTTAAATACGTAACATTTATGATTAATGTACGTATATAGATTAGAAATAATTTTTAATTATGAAACCAATTTTAATTAAACTAAAGGATTTAAAAAATAAACCATGTAAAAAATATTATAATTACATAATAGATAATTATGGTAAAGATAAACTATTTAACCCATTAAAAATAATTGAGAAATTAAATGATGGTTATTATGGTGATGTTTCTTGGTTAATTGTCAATTGTAAAAAATATCAAACAAAAAAAATGGTTGATTATTATAAATCACTTAAACCTACATATTGTTATATGCAATGCTACGTTATTTCTTCGTATTAATTTTTGTGGTTATAATCTTTTTGTTTTATTTTTTCTCCCACCGCACAAATATACGAATTAAATTTGGATTATCTTATTTATTTTAATATTATCATCATCAAATACCACAATCTCATCTGTTATACCATATCCAGTATCAGCATCTTCAATAATAACAGTATCATACCCTTCAGCATTCATACTTTCGAGCCAACCTGCTCTACCCCAATTAGTACCGATATTTTCACCTTTCTCACTTATTGTATTACCAAGTCTTATATCACACTCGTAGATATATGCAACACCATTATTATCTTTTATTACCGATGCGTAGTAGTTAGCAAATTTTATATCCTTAAAAAAGAAAAAACCATTTTCAGCACCTATCTGACCGCTTGTTTTGGTTTCACCATATCTAAATTGTTTAAATTTATTCGGTGATGCATGATAACCTTTTATAGTTTTTTCGTTTTTATTAAATTTAGGTTTCTTATTTGTTTTATTTTGTTGGTATAATAGCCTAGCCTCGTCCTGTAATTCTTTTGTGTTGTCTAAAATAAATGCCCAATGATTACTACCATAATCTTTATCAGCAATAACAGTTTTATAAGGTGCATATAATTGAACACCATTTCTATATACATTTTTACCATTAGCATCTTTTACTTCTCTTCCTATAATAATTTCATCACCCTTATTTATTCTTCCATAATCTTTAATTAAATTTATATCGTTTAAATAAACATATTCTTCAACAAAATCATTTTCATTCCATTTTCGAGCATTCTTAATGAAATCATTTAATTTGCTTTTATCAAATTTATAACCATAATCTAATTTATTGCTGTATTCACCAACATCTTCATTCAAAAATTCTCTAATAGTAGTTGCTATAAATTTACGTAGTTTCGTATCTTTCTCCATATATTTTACTTTATATATAAATATTTAATTTTTAATTTTCCACCCATAAAAATAAAACAAAAAGGTTCGTCTCTCGTATCAACATTTATCCAATAAATACGCACTGCATATAACAAGGTGTATAAGAAAGTTTGCTATCAGCAGTTGTGTTAATTTAAAATTTTCTACAAGCAAACCTTCTCATACACCCAACCGTTATGTTTCTTTGTTGATTGTCTATTGTGAATTTTGTCAAACACAAGAAATGTTGGATTATTATAAATCTCTTAATCCATTACATCGTGATGTATCTAGGTTAATTATTGGGTGTAAAATTTGTCAAACACAAGAAATGTTGGATTATTATAAATCACTTAATCCTGAATATGATAATGTTTCTCGGTTAATTAAAAATTGTGAATTTTGTCAAACACAAGAAATGTTGGATTATTATAAATCTTTAAATCCTGAATATGATGATGTTTCTTGGTTAATTGGTTATTGTAAATTTTGCCAAACACAGGAAATGTTAGATTTTTATAAATCTTTAAATCCTGAATATGATGATGTTTCTCGGTTAATTAAAAATTGTGAATTTTGTCAAACACAAGAAATGTTGGATTATTATAAATCTTTAAATCCTGTCTATAAAAATGTTTCTCTGTTAATTGCCAATTGTGAATATTGTCAAACACAAGAAATGTTGGATTTTTATAAATTATTAAAACCATAATTTAATTGTCGAATCTTTTTAAATAATTAATTATGAAAAATAATGACCTATCATTGGAAAAAAAAGATGATTTTGGAATTATTTGTTTAATTTTAGTTTTTATTATCGTTTCAACATTAGTTTTTTTATTAGGTACAACTATTCCAATAAAAACGGATAAACCAATAAATCCTGAAATTCAAATAAACATTAAAAATGGTATTTCTGATACAACTTATATTTATCATAAATAAACTAATTGTCAAATCTTTTAAATTAAAAAACTATGCATGAAGTAAATATAAACGGATTTGTTTACTATGCCGATTATGTAAGGCGTATTTTATATGAAGATAGAGAACGTACAAAAGGAGTTCCTTTTAGTTATTTAACTAAAAGTGAACTTGAAATTGTTGAAAAACAGATTAGATTTCCAAAAAGTAAAAAATCAATTTAATTAAAATAAAAAATGTTAAAAATCCCTGTAACAAAAGCAGGGATTTTTCGTATCATTAAATATAAACCAAACATTACTTATTATGGGCTACAAATGGAAACCAAGCAAAGCACAAAGACGTGAATTTGCAATACGAATGGCAAATGATGAAGAATATAGAAATGCTTACTATAAAAGAAAAGAAGAAAGGGAAGCAAAAAGACGTGAATCTTCAAAGTTTGATTATAAAACTGCGGGCGGGGAATATATACCCACAAAAGCACAATATAATGCTGCTTTTCAATTTTTATACAATAATGATTTAAGTGAAGAAGAATCCGATGCTTGCAATATGGTTGTAAATGGATATATTTGTAATATGAAAGTTCATCACGATTTTATTCATATTGTGAATGAATTAATAAGAAACAAAAAAATAATTAATTATTAAATAAAATGAAACCGATTTTAATATCATTGAATGATTTGGATGAAAAACCATGTGAAAAATATTATGACTATATTATAAAAAATTATGGTGAAAATGGTTTATTTAACCCATTAGAAACAATTGAAAAATTAAATGACGGTTATTATGCTGATGTTTCTTGGTTAATTGTCAATTGCGAAAAATATCAAACCAAAAAAATGTTGGATTATTATAAATCATTAAATCCTAACTATTGGAATGTTTCTTGGTTAATTGCCAAATGCGAAAAATATCAAACACTTGAAATGTTGGATTATTATAAATCACTTAATCCTGACCATAATGATATTTTATGGTTAGTTGTTAATTGTAAATATTGTCAAAGAAAAGAAATTTTGAAAAAATTAAAATCACAACTATGTGGTTATATGAAATTGTAGGAACAGGAAAAAAGATTTAATTATTTTTTATTTGAATAAGAAATATTATTTTTGTTAATTGGTAAATTATTAATTGGTTTACCAATTAACATTTTTATTTAAAATAAAATATTATATTGTTATGACTAAAAAAATAAATGCAAGTATTGCGGTATTATCCTGTTTACAGGATGCCATTAATTTAATTAATAATAATAATGGTTCAATTTCAAACAAAAAAATTAATTTTGCCCAATACTTAATATTTCAATGCAGTGGTAATTTAAACCAAGAAATTGATGTTGAATATTATAAAAAGAAATATGATAATATTGATATTGATAAAAATTTAATTAATATAAAATAATGAAATGTTGAATTATTATAAATTATTAAATCCAGATAAAACAGATGTTTTTTGGTTAATTAATAATTGTAAATTTTGTCAGACTAAAGAAATGTATAAATATTTAGAAACATTAAAAGAATAAATTGTAACATTCAAATATTTTCTTTCGTATAATCCAATAGTATAAACCAATAAAAATTAAAAGTTATGTCACGTAAAATGTATTTTATTTTAACTTTAAGAGTTATTGTTCAGGCAGATGATGATATTTTTCTTAATAATGTTGTAGATAATATTAATGTTGAAATTGAAACAGATTCAAATAAATTTGACGTTTTAGATTATAATACTATTGATTATGAATTAATTGATAGTAAATAATTATAAATATTATTAATTAAAATAAAATGGAAGAATTTGAACTATTACCAAGTACCAATTATACTTTTTCAATTTCATACGATACCAATAAGAAAGAAATTGGTGATTGTATTGAAATAATTGATTTTGTTTCTTTATTTTATAATACAGGTAAAAGTTTGGATATGTATGAAATTGAAGAATTATCCAAAATAAATAAATTTATGGTTGTTGAAAGTGGTTTAAATAATAACTATAAATTGGATAATTTAGAATTTAAACTCGATATTGTTGTTGTTAATTTACATAACAAAAAATATTATAAGTGTTCAAGTGGTCATGTGAAAATAATACCTTTTAATTAAAAAATTATGAAACCTATTTTAATATCATTAAATGATTTGGATGAAAAACCATGTGAAAAATATTATGATTACATAATAGATAATTATGGTAAAGATAAACTATTTAACCCATTAGAAATAATTAAAGAATTGAATGGTAATTTTGAAGAAGTTTATTGGTTAATTACCAACTGTAAAAAATATCAAACAAAAAAAATGATTGATTATTATAAATTATTTAATCCTAAGTATTGGAATATATCGTTTTGCGGCTATGTGCAGTGCCGACAAACTTGCACAAAACTTAATACGAAGTAGAAACTTATGGATATAGAAAAATTTAAATACGAAGCACAAAATAAGGCATTGCATATAGCCGAAGTTAGTGGCAGTATTTTTGTGAACGCTGATTGCTTCGATGTTTTTCCTTTTATTGAGGATAAATCAATTGATGCGATTATTGCCGATTTGCCCTATGGAACTACTGCTTGTAAGTGGGATAGTGTATTGCCATTCGATAAATTGTGGGAGCAATACAACCGGATTATAAAACCAAACGGTGCAATTTGTTTATTTGGTAGAGAGCCATTTACATCTGCAATAGTAATGAGCAATGTAAAGAACTACAAACATAAATGGGTATGGAATAAAAAACAAAGTGGTAGTTTTCAAAACGCTAAATATATGCCACTGCAAATTGATGAAGATATTGTGGTGTTTAGTAATGGTAAATGTAACTATTATCCTATAATGAGAAAAGGTAAGATGCGAAAACGTGGTGGAGCAAAAGAAAAAAGCAGGGTTGTAGGAAGCGGATTAAAAGATGGTTTTGAAAACTATTCCGATATGTATTACCCTATAAACATTTATGAACTTGCTAATCCGAGATTAAACAAATTGCACCCGACTGAAAAGCCTATTGATTTAATGGAAATGCTTGTGCGAACATACACAAAAGAAAATGAAATTGTTTTAGACAACACAATGGGTTCAGGGACAACAAACTTGGCTTGTATCAAATTAAATCGAAGGTCAATTGGAATAGAAAAGGAAAAACAATATTATGATGTCGCTGTTCGGAGGGCTTCTGAGTATTGCCACTAACTTTTTCATATACAGGTAGAAATTGGAAAGAATGTGAAAAACTTTTAAATAAGGGTTATAATATTGCCGTTGTTTTTAATGTTAAAAATGAAAAACAATTACCTAAAACATTTAACGGATATAAAGTAATTAATGGAGATAATACTGATTATCGTATTAATGATGAAAATGGTGTAATTGTGGGATTGAAATTTAAACATATTGCCAATAAAGATGCTAAAAAAGAAGTAATAAAATCATGTTTTGTTGTTCAACCTAATGATGTTAGATGTAACAATGTTCAAAGTGAAAAACTTGTAAATAAAAATAATGTTCAAACTAATGTATTGAAATTTGAATATGCTTAATAAAATGAAAACAATTTTAATTAAACTAAAAGACTTAAAAAATAAACCATGTGATAGATATTATGATTACATAATAGATAATTATGGTAAAGATAAACTATTTAACCCATTAAAAATTATTGAAAAATTAAATGGTGATTATGCTGATGTTTCTTGGTTAATTATTAATTGTAAAAAATATCAAACACAAGAAATGTTGGATTATTACAAATCTCTTAATCCTGATTATAAAGATGTTTTATGGTTAATTGCTATTTGTAAATTTTGTCAAACTGATGAAATGATTGATTTTTATAAATCATTAAATCCTGATTATAATGATGTTTTTTGGTTAATTTTTAATTATGAAAATTGTAGAACAAAAAAAATGTATAATTATTTAGAATCATTAAAACTTTAATTAATTTTAAATAAAATGAAAACAATTTTAATTAAACTAAAAGACTTAAAAAATAAACCATGTAAAAAATACTATAATTACATAATGGATAATTATGGTAAATATAAACTATTTAACCCATTAGAAATTATTGAGAAATTAAACGGTACAAAAGAGGATATTTCTTGGTTGATTGCTAATTGCTAATTGTAAAAAATATCAAACACAGGAAATGATTAACTATTATATATCATTAAATCCTGACTATAATAATGTTTCTTGGTTAATTAAAAATTGTAAATTTTTTCAAACAAAAGAAATGATTGAATATTATAAATCATTAAATCCTGATTATGATGATATTTCTCATTTAATTTATGAATATAAATTTTGTCAAACTAATGAAATGATTGAATATTATATATCATTAAATCCTGATTATGGCAATGTTTCATTTTTAATTTATGAATGTAAATTTTGTCAAACGGATAAGATGTATCAATATTTAGAAATATCAAAAAATAAGTTGTTAAATTTATAACAATTCAATATCTTTTTCGTATAATCTTTTACTATAACCAATAAAATTTTACTGAAATGGAAAAATATAAAGTTGAACAAAAAAAAATTGACTACAATGAAAGAATGAGTCAAGAAACTTCATGTTTCATTGCCAATTTGTATATTAATGGTAAATTAGTGGGTGAATGTACTAATGATGGTTGGGGCGGTTGTACCAATTATTATGGCAATTCTAAAGAAAATAATCAATTGCTTAATGAAGTTAATAAATATTTTAAATCTTTACCCCATAGAAAATCTAAAATTATAGATGAAATATTAATTCAACCAACTCTTGAAGAAATAATTGATGAAATTTTTTTTGAATGGTTGAAAAAAAGAGAATTAAAGAAAATGTATAAATTAATGGAAAGTGCAATTGTTGTAGGTAAAAAAACAGATGAATCCCATTATTTTTATTTTAAACAAATACATAAATTATCTAATTTTCCAAAACCAATATTGCAAAAACTTGTAGATATCATTAAAGAAAAACATTGTAAAGACGATTTTGTTATTTTAAATAACAATCTTGGAGAATTAGGTATTGTATATTAATTTAATAACTAAAATGAAATTGAACGTTTGTTGTTTAATATTTACCAAAATATTGGTATTGATAAACCAACTAATCATAATAGTATTTTAGAATTTGTGTATAATGACGTTTGTGATACAGCAGATTCGGAAAATTGGAATGATTGTGATGTTTCAATTGCATTTCGTAGATTTATTGAAAGTATTAATATTGACAATAATTTTGATTATTTATAACATTACATTTTAAATTTCGTATAAACAAAAACAATAAAAATTTTGTGAAATGGAAAACAAAAGAAAAGAATATATCGAATTTATACTTAAATGTACAGATTCAGATAATCAATTAAATCGTGATTTTCTTGAAACATTAACAATGTTCGATTTAAAAAATCTATATGATTATCATAAAGCAAATAATTCAAATATTGAAGAAGAAACAATTGATTTTTAATTAAAATAATTTATCGTGTCTAGTTTAGAAAAAGCAATTGATTGTGCAATTCGTGAAGCACAAATTAAAATAAAACAAGGTAAATTAATTAAACCTTGTGATTCTGAAAAATTAAATGATATTTCCAATGATGGTGATTATGAAACATTGTACAGCATATCATCAATATATTCACAATTTGTTGAAGATTTTGATATTGATATTGCAGAAAATTATATGTTAATTGCATTGGGTGATGAATTTCCTGAATATTTGTAACATTGTATTTTTATTTTCGTATAATTAAATAAACTATAACACTTAAAAATTTTGAATCATGGAAAATACAATTTTAGTTTGCAGTGAATGCGGTAGCGAAGATATTGAAGTTAAAACATGGGTAAATCCGAATACCAATGAAATTGGTGATGTAGTAAGTAATGAAGAAGAAGATTGTTGGTGTAATGATTGTCAGGAACATTGTACTTTGAAATTAAAAACAATCTAAATTTTAATTTATGAAAACAGATAATTTTAATAAAAAAGATGTAAAAAAATTTGCAAAAGAAATGGCAGATACAATTTTTCTGATACATATTGAGGGTACTTTTCTTTATGAAAATGAAGAATTATCAAAAGAATTTATTGAAATGATTGTTGATGATTATAAACATGTAAAAAAAATCAAAAAAAGAATTGCTAATTTAATTTTAAAAGATATTGAAAGTGGTTATATTACTAAATTGGAATATACATCCGATTTATATGATTATGGATATGAAATTAGTGAATACTGTTTAGAACAAAAAATTAAAAAAAAACTTATTGGTTTTCAAGTTCTTGAAATGGAAACATTGGATATTCATCCAAATATGGATGAAAGTTCTTGTGTTTACAATTTATCACAATCAATGAAAATGATTTATAAATCAATTTCACCAAATGATTGGAAATTATCTCCTGTTTTTAAAAATGATATAATTAAACCAATTTTTATGTTCACAGGTAAACCAACAGAATAAAATATGAAAAAACTATTATTGAATAAATTAGTAATATTGTTGTTTTTGGGAATAACAACAATGTTCATTTGTTCCTGCAATCCATTAGATGGTCTTCAAATTATGATGGAAGAAGCATATTTTGAAGGACAACGTGATGCCATTAATGGTGATATTAAAATTAGAATGAATCCAAGTGATAGTACATATTATTGGATTGAAAGTCCTTGGATTGATGGTAAAGAACCAAAATATAAACCAACATATTTAAGTAGTAAAAAAAGAAATTATAGTGGAAAAAAAATCAACTAACGTAACATATTTTACTATTTTTCGTATATTATAAAAACGCTAAAATTTATGAAACGATTAATTAAACTTGCACTACTTATTATTGTTGTTTTAGTTGTTTTAGTAGCAACTAATAAAATAACGATTAACGATGAAGTAAAAGAAAAAATAAATACTTCAATTGATAAGTGTTATGTTTTAGTTAAAGAAATTTTTAAATAAAAAAATATTATCATGTCAATTAAAAAAAGAAATTTATCGGGAATATATATCTTTGAAAAATTTGAAGATGAAGAAAGCAGAGAACCAACGTGTATTGAAGATTGTACGGAAAAAACACAAGATAGATATTTAAATTCATTAGAAAAAGAAGCATTAATAAATCTTGCCAAAAGATTGGCTAATGTACTTAAAGAAATTGGTGATGAATTGGATATTATGAAAATGTAAAAAATTTGAAACAATATTTTATTTTTTTCGTAAAACTAAATAAACAAACACTAATAACTATGAAACTATTATCATCACAAACAACCACAAAAGAAACTAAAAAGTTTCAATTGTTTTCTGATTTTCCTAATATTAATTTAGAAGTAATTTCAGAAAATAATAAAATTAAAAATGCCAAATTAAAAGGTAAGGGTATTCATAAATCCTATCCGTATTTTTATAAACCCGAATTTAAGGAAATAATAAAAAAGGAACATCCTTGGATATTGGATAGAAATAGAAATTATCCTATTGAAAAATATATGATAAACCCTATTTCTTTATTGGAAAATGAAGAATTAATTAAACCCGAAAATTTTTATTATGTTTACAATAATGGACATTTACTGTTTGATATTCATGGTAAAATAGTTCAAATGGCTTTTATATATGATTATATAGGAACACCATTTACTAATGAATATTGTAGTTTAAATAGTCTGTTAATATATTTAAAACAACATAGTTGGGTGGTTAATAAAAATGAACTTTATATTGACAATGTACCTTATTACAACAATAGTAATGGATTGAAAAAATATATTAGGGGAAAGAATTTACCATATATTGTTATTTTACCCGATTATAATGTATTACAAGAAGTTTATAATATTGCAATAAAAAAAGAACCAAAATATTTTTCAACATATATACGAAAATATTTAATTGGTGATTTACTAAATCCAAATACAAATATTAAAGATTATTTGGGTATTAAACAATTTTATAAAAATAAGAATAGTTAAACAAATACTATTTGTAACATTTCTTCGTATAATTAAATAAACTTAAACACTAAAAATTTTGAAATATGAAAACAACAATAACTATTGATAAACTTATTACTGATATTAATTTATTATTATCTTCAACAAATGAATATACTAAAGATTGGAAAGATTTAATGATAGCATATCATTATTTAAATTTGGATAGAAATGAAGAATATAGAATGGATTGTAGAAAATACATGTCTGTTGTAATGTTTTCTATCGTTTTGCGTGTATATGTCAGGTGGCGTTTAGAAGCACAAAACTTGACTATATCACATAAGTAAATTAGAAGAACGAATGTTAAATAAACCAATGAACCGCCACTTGCATATACATGCTGTTATGTGTAGGTGTGGTTAATTAAGGAATAATGTATAATTGAAGAACTGAACAAAAATTTTAAAAGAAAAAGAACGGTAGGATTTCATCATTTTAATCTATTTATATATAAAGAAAACAAATGAAAGATTTGAAACAATTTATTAAAACTACGATACAAAAATTTTTGAATGAAAGTGTAAAATATCAAACTTTACACGATGTTGCTGAAGAACTTTCTAAAAAAATGTACTGTGATAAATTTGGTTCTTGTGTCCATTTTGCGGAAGAATTTGTTTTGAAAATCAATGATATAAATCCTAAACTATTAAATGATTTTTTTGTAATAGAGGGGTATGTAGATTGGGAACATGGTGACGATATACCACAACAACATACTTGGATTGAATTAAAAGATGGAACAAAGATAGACCCAACTTATGAACAATTCACCAAATATGGTTGGGTTAATTATTCTAATAAAAGACCAAAAAAACATACTGGTTTAGAATATTATATAGAAACTTTAAACGGAACTTGGTTTAGTGAAAGGAGAAAAAAATATCCTGAACAATTCTTTAAATAGTAGGTAGAATTTTTCTTTTAAAATTTTCAACCGAAATGTTGATTAGAACGATGAACGGAACACTTACACATAACAACGGTTTGGCTATGTGCAGTAGCGGATTAAGAACGATAAACTTTAAATAATAGATAAATGATGATAGTAGAACAAATGTTAAAGAACGCACAAACACCGCTATTGCATATAGCCGATGTTAGCGGTAGTGCTTTATTTCAAGGAGATTGCTTGGACATTATGCCTTTGATACCTGATAATAGTATTGATTGTATAATTACAGACCCGCCATACGGAACAACTGCTTGTAAATGGGATAGTATAATTCCATTTGATAAAATGTGGGAACAGTTAAATAGAGTTATAAAACCAAATGGAGCAATAGTTTTATTTGGTAGCGAACCATTTTCGAGTGCTTTAAGAATGAGCAACATTAAAAACTATAAGTATGATTGGATTTGGGATAAAAAGAAAGGTGGAAATATTATGTTATTAAAACAACAACCTTATAAAGTACATGAAATAATAAGCGTTTTTAATACTAATAAAGAAACCTACTACCCAATAATGGAAGCACAAAAACCAAGAACAGGAAAGACATACAGTTTTGGTGAAGCGAACGGAATTAAAAACTATGGCGATTTAAGGCACTATGATAAAAAATACCCTAAAAGCATTTTAGAAATAAGCAATGCAAACCAAAATGGAAAACAACACCCAACACAAAAGCCAGTTGAACTTATGGAATACCTGATTAAAACATACACCAACGAAGCCGAGACTGTTTTAGATTTTACTATGGGCAGTGGAAGTACATTGGTTGCTTGTAAAAATCTTAACCGTAAATTTATCGGTATTGAAAAAGAACCTAAATATTATGAGATTGCCTGTCAGCGATGCGGTTTTTAGCATTACCGCTAATAAAATATATGGCGAATATGCCAATTCTTTAGAAATTAAATCAATTATAAAAAATAATAATTTAATTTTATTTCATTTGGGAAGACCTAATTTTTTAATTGGTAAAGGTGGTTGTAAAATTGATGAATTAAAAAAAGAATTATCTGAATCTTTTGAAAATGAAATAGAAATTTTAATTGTTGAAGATTTAGTATCAACAATTCCATCAAAATATAATTATACTTTTGATTATAATGATTATGATGACTATAATTAGTAAATAATAAATCAATGGTTTATTTTATCATAATATTTTAAATTAAAAGACATGAAAGAACAATTAGTATCATTTGAAGTTGCTAAACTTGCTAAAGAAGTTGGGTTTAATTTGAAAACTCATTATTGTTATTTAGATGAATATAATTTTAAACCATTCATTGAAAAAGTGAAATGTATGTCTGCACCAACACAAAGTTTAATTCAAAAATGGTTAAGAGAAACATATTCTATTTATATATCCATTAAAACACATCTAAATTTAGATGGGAAATATTTATTTTCTTTTAATTATTATTTAAATAATAAAATTGTTAAAAATAATAAACGTTTTAAAACATACGAAGAAGCGTTGGAAAATGGTTTAATTGAATGTTTAAAACATTTAAAGAAAAATTTGTAACATTTTTTAAATATTTACGTATATTTATATAGAAAGTAATCGTTCTTACTAAAGATAAAAAAAGCCAACCGAAAATTCGTTCTAACCAATATATATAAAAGGTTAGAAAAAGTGATTACGGCAATGGTTATTCACGGACAGTTCACCTCTGTCCAATAGGTGAGTGAATAAAACGACCCTTAATTAACGTATTTTATATTCTAATATAATTTACAAAATTAAGGGTTGTTTCTTTTTAAAAAATTTATTTTTTTGTAACATTTTTAAAAACATTTCGTATAATTAAATAAACAAACAAAACATTATTAACTTAATTAAAGGGGGAATTAAAAATGGGCTACACACACTACATTGTAAACAAAAAAGTTTCTGATGAAAAATTTGAGGAATTTTCAAATGCCTGTAAGAAACTTTATGAAAATTTACCCGAAAAAACTAATAGTGCGGGTGGATATTTCGCCAATGATAAAATTGAAATTGCAGGTTGGGATGGAAATGGTAAACCTGAATTTACTAAAGAATTTGTTTCTTTTAATGGTAAAGGTGAAGAATTATCACATGAAACGTTTTACTTAGAAAATAAAGAAGGTTTTAGTTTTTGTAAAACAGCAAGAAAACCATACGATTTACTTGTTGTTGCCTGTTACCTTGCTGCAATGCAAATTTTAGGAAGTAAATTTTCTTCTGATGGTTTTCTTCGTGATGGAACTTGTGACTATTTAAACGAAGGCATTGACTTCTACAATGAAGTAATGAAACCAAAAATACCAATAACACAAAAAATACTCTGGGAACAATATTTAAAAGATTAAAAATACTATTCACGGATTCTTGAAATCCAAATGAGGACGTTGTGAACCCTCACTCCTTTCAATTTTTATTGGTGTTTTGGTTTGCCCCCTGTTGATTTGATTTAACAGGGGGATTTTATTTAAATTAAAATATCTTTAAATAAAATATATATTTTAATTAAATAATAAAATTCTTTATCATTTTGAAACATAATTAAATAATATTCGTATAATCAAATGAACTTAGGTTGGGTTCGTGTTCAAAAAACACGCAGAGGGTATACTCCAATATACTTATTATCTTAAATTTAGATTTAATCTAAATAAAATTAATCATACCTATATATATAATATAAGAATATTCATCCTGATAAACAACTTTTTTTCTTTTTAATTAAAAACATTTCAATATTTGTTTTTTATATTGTCTTTAATTAAAACAAAAAAACATTATTTTTTTGTAACAATTTTAAAACATTTGCGTATTATGAAATAGAAAAGAAAAAATATGTTAAACTTTTAAATTTTAATACCATGAAAATTGATGTAGGAGTTTTAAATGAAAAAGAAGTGGTTACAACTAATAATGATGGACAAATTAATATGCGTTTGTCTAAAGATGCCACTACCATTGTTTTTCAAATGTTTACAAAAAATATTTATTCTAATCCCATTGGAACAATTGTAAGGGAAATTACAAGCAATTGTTTTGATTCACACATTGAAGCAAATGTTAATAAACCCGTTATTATTAGAAAAACATTTGATAAAAAAGATAATACCTATTATATATCATTCATTGATTTTGGTGTGGGTATTTCACCCGAAAGAATGAAAGAAATTTATAGTGTTTACTTTGAAAGTACCAAACGTGATGACAATAATCAAATTGGTGGTTATGGTATTGGTGCAAAGTCAGTATTGGCATATAGAAGAATTACAGGTTATGGAACAAATGAATATGACAATAGTTTTTATGTTATTACTACCTTTAATAAGATTAAGTATTATTATTGTATATATGAAGGTAAGGAAAGTCCCGTAATATCATTACTTCATTCTGAAAGTACAACCGATGGCAATGGAACTGAAATTAAAATTCCTGTATTGGAAAAAGATATACCTACCTTTGAAAGAGAAATGGTAAAACAACTTTACTACTTTGAAAATATTATTTTTGAGGGAATTGATAAAAATAATAATTATGATTTAAAACCAACTAATGATTATCAAATTGTTAAAGGAAAATCATTCTATTATAGGGGAAATGACTATTCTAAATATATACACGTATGTTTAGGAAAAGTCGCTTATCCCATTGACTACAATGTACTTAACTTAAATCAAAGTGAATACTATTTACCCATTGCCATTAAGTTTAATGTTGGTGATATTAAAGTAACAGTAAGTCGTGAACAATTGGACTATGACGAAAATACAATTAGGTTAATTAAAAAGAAACTTATTGAAGTTAAAGAAGAATTGATTAGTCTATTGAATAAACAATTTAAAAATATTGTTACTTTAAAAGATTTTTTTGAATATACACAAAACTATAACATATTGAAATTTGGTAATGGAAAATCTTTAAATTTACAAGGGTTGATAAAAAAAGAAGATATTGATTTGTCTAATTTTAGGTATAAAGAATTAAAACTTAATGCACTTACCAAAGATACTTCATTATTCAATTTCTTTTTTAATATAAGAAGATTAGGTGATAAGCCTAAAAAGTATGAAAAAAAAGAATTTTATGGTGAGTATAATTCTTTAATTTCTGATAAGAATATATACTATGTTGAAAATGAATTTAAACGTAAGCAAATTAAATCTACTTACCTTAAATCATTACATAAAACATACTATTTAATTACAAAAAGAAATATTTTAAATAATCGTTTGGATATTTCAGACATTTTTAAAATTGCTTTAAATAGCACAACCGATGAAAATGGTAAACCTGTGAAAATTGTTAAAACAATGTTAAAAATGCAAGAAGAATTTTTTAACATTGTTCGTGAAAATGCCATAAACTATGATAATTTGGAATTACCTGATAATTTTGTAATTAAAAGAATATCAAAAAAGAAAAATGATTTTAGTGATATTACAATACCTGTTAAATTTATTCATCATTCAATTAATAGAATTAAAGTTGAAAAATTGGAAAAATTTAATGGTGTAATATTTTATAGTAATTTGGAAGAAGAATATAAACTAAACAATTCTTTAAAAATATTTGAATTACTATTTGATAATAATCACCTTATTTGGGGCTATTGTAAATATAATGATAATTTTAAGTCATATAATCATAATATTACCAATAACGGCATAATGTTTATTAGGGTTGCTCAAAACAATATTAAGTATTTGGAATCCTGTAAAAATGCTTACCATATAAGTCAATTTACTAATAAAATGTTATATCGTAAAAGGGATTTAGTAATTAATTACTTACAATCGAATGAAATTTTTTCAAAATATCAAAATTTAAGTCCACTTTATAAAAGATATGATTTTAACAGTATTAATGAAAAATATGGTAAAATCATTCTAAAAGTGAATGAATATTTTAAAAAATTGAATAATATTAATACTGATATAAAATACCATAAAGATGAATTAATACGTCTTTTAAATATTGGTGATATTGAATTGAATGATGAACAAAAAGATATTATGAAAAAACTGGAACAACTATACCAATTGGAAGAAAATAATGAAAAAATATTAAGATATTTCAATACTTACAACATTAATTATAATAAAGTATTGGATGATGTTTTAGTTGATATTCTGAAAAAAGTTATGGTTTTTTAAATAAAAAAGAAAAAAATAATTGGTATATTTATACAATGTACCAATTATTTTTTTTAATTTTGTAACAAAATTAAAACAATATCGTATTATTAAATGTAGTTAAACTAATATTAACCTTTAAATTTCGGGCAAATGAAAACAAACATTCAAGCAGTAAAAATCGGAAATACGATTAATGTTTCGATTAATGGCAAATTGCACAAAAAGAATTGTAGTAATCTTAATGATGCTAATGATTTTTATCGTGTAATATTGGATGCAAAAGAAAATCCAAGTGAAGAAAATCTACGAAAAATTTATTTTTTCTTAAACGAAAAGATTAGAATTGCTTACCTTTGTGGATTGGAAACTGACCCTGATAATGGTGAAGTATTTTTAGCGGGATTCAATACTCCAATACCCAATGAATTGGTTGAAACCATTAAAGAATACCATGAAAATGGTTTTCCAATGGATGCTATTATTAATTTTTGGAAACTCCTTATGATTAATCCTGATAAAAGGGTTAGGAAAAGTCTTTTTAATTTCATTTCTACCCATGATTTTGTATTAACCAATAAGGGCTATATGGTTGTTTATAAAGCCGTATATGAAAAGAAAAAAGGTAATAAATTAAATGAGTTTGTTGCTGAAAAATACCTTATGGTAAGAAAAGATTGGAAATGTAATCCAAATAAGTATGTTGTATATCAAAACATGGATGGTGATTTTGCCATTACCAAAAGAAAAACTTTTGAAATGTGGGATGAAAAGGAAAAAAGTGTTGTTGGTTTTGGTAAACTTGGTGATTTGTACGAAGATGTTGTATTATTTGGTGATTCGGAAGAAAATACCACTTATACGGATATGTACACAAGGTCAATGAATATTGAATTGGGTAAACCTGTGAAAATGGAAAGAACTAATTGTGATTCTGACCCAGAAATTGATTGTTCTTATGGTTTGCATGTTGGTGCAACTTCTTATGTTCAATCCTTTGCCAATTCCCATTCAAAAGTATTGGTTTGCCTTGTTAATCCTGCACACGTTATTGCCGTTCCTAATTATAACCATTCAAAAATGAGGGTAAGTGAGTATTTTCCATTTGCTGTTGCAAAATATGAAGATGGAATAATTGATATTATTGAAGATGGATATTATGAAGATGATTATTCCACCTATGAAATTGAGGAATTGGAAAAAGCGGTTGATATGGCAATAAGAAGTGAAATACCATATAAAGCAGCAATCGAAGCGGAAGAAGAAAATCGTCCAATGGAAGAACTTATTAAAATGCTCGAAACAAGATTGGTTGATATTAGTTAACCATAATGTTTCATCACAATTCCCTTGTTAGATTACAAGGGAATTGTTTTTTTTATAATTAAATTTATTTTTAATTAAAAACACATATAACAATGTTCGAAAATAAAACAGCAGAAGAATTAAAAAATCAAATGTCTTATCTTTTAACCAATGTAAAAAATTTAGATTTGTTTATTTCCAATAAACTTTACAATTTATCTTTAAAATACCCCGATGCCATTATTGATATAATGGAAATAGACGATATTAAATTTAAAGCAAGCAATTTAATTCCACCCAATAAATCAAAAAAATTTATACTTGAACTTCCTTTTGAAACACGGATTAAATATTTAAAAAATATTGAAAGTTGGATTGAATTGAATTCATCAATTAAACAATTGAAAATAAATTTTAATAATAATTAAATAATAAAACCATGAAATTAAATAAAAGTATTACCTATTATTATATTTTATTATACAACAATACTTTTAAATAAAATAAATGAAAATAATATCTAAAACTAAATATAATGACATGTTTTTATCCATTGTGGAAGTTGTTGACCCAATGGCAATCATTCATTTTAATAGAAGATATAACCTTATTTTAATTAAAGATAATAAAAATATATTTCCAAAGGATAAGCATAAATATTTTACCTTCAATGAAAATTCTAAATTATATCCTATTAAATCATCTTTAACAATCAAAACTATTTATATCAACCAATTATTATATTATAAATTGAAAATTTGTGATAAAACATATGAAGAATGTTTATCCTTAATTAAAGAATTTATTAGAGGTAATCTAAAAATAACTAAATTTTATAAAAATTTTACCTATGTTTAATATAACAATAAATGAAGTAAAAGGAAATCCAATTAATATTGAAAATAATAATGAAAAAATTATAATTGCACATATTTGTAATGAAAATACTTGGGAAAATGAATTTACTAAAACACTTTCAAAGAAATGGATTGAACCTGAAATTATTTTTAAAAAAGAAAAATTAACAATTGGAAAAGTACAAATTATTAATATTAATAATAATATTACTATTGCTAATATGATTGTAGAAAATTCATCCAATAATATAGAAGTAGAATATGGTGCTTTTAGATTATGTCTAAATTATGTTAATGATAAAGCATTTAGAACAAATTCAACAATACATATACCTTTACCTAAAAAATATACTACTACTAATATTAAAAATAATATTTTAAATATTATAAAAAACGTAATGTCTGTTAATATTACATTGTACAACCCTATTTTAACCTAATTTTTTTAATTAATACCATCATGAGTAAAAAAATACTAATGAATATTAATTTAAATCTGCCTAACCACGAAACCGAATTAAAAAAAGCAGAAGACATATTATTAGAATATGAAAAAAAATTTAACCAACATGTAATACAATGTACAATCACAAATAATGAATTCATTAATGAATATGAAAATATTATTATGATTTTAGATTATATCGGAAATCTATCAAAACCTGCCCTTAATGTTAGAAATGAACTCGAAGAACAATATTTTAAATCATATAGAAGAACTCCTGAACTAGCCAAAAAATTATGGATTGAACATTTTAAAACAATCAATAAACCCTATACAAAGTTAAAAGATAGATGTTTTGATTTATTGGATGAATATGATATGTTCTATCAAAGAATATATAATAAAAAACCACCTAATTGGAGTTGTAAATAATTTTAATTAATAACAATGTACAAACATAATATAAGAATGTATGACTATTTATATTTAAACCAAAAAATGAATAATAAACAAAAATTATTTAAATTGATGCATAAGGTGGCTGGAATGCCATTGTTTGAAAATAATAAAAAAATTAAAATTCTTGTTTCTAATAATAAATTTCAATTAATAATTAATAATGTATTAGTAGGTGAAACTAAATTTAATATTGAAGAACCAGATGAATTTTTTAATGAAAATTATGTATCAATTTACGAATTAATAATTTTTGAAAAATTCAGAAATAAGGGTTACGCTAAAATTTTATTAAATAAATTTTTTTGTTTTGTAAAAAATAAATTAAATTTAAATATTATAGTATTAATTGTTGATAAAAACAATCATAAAGCAATTAATTTATATAAAAAACTGGTTTTGAAGTTTTTATTGAATATGATGATTCATATTCATTGATAAAAAACCTTAAAAAAAATTAAACCACATTTTTCATATAATATATATTTTTTTATTTCTTCTTTTTGTAACAAAATAAATTATTCTTCGTATAAATAAACAAATTAACATCATGGAAACGAATAAAACCTTAAAAGAAGTATATAAAAATTCATCTGATGAAGTCAGAGAAATCTTAAGAACTAAATTTTCAAATGAAGAATTAGGAATTAAAAACATTGAAGAAGAAATTAAAAATGAATTTCTTGAAATATTATGAAAATATTCTAAAAATATAAGATTTTTAGATTCTGTTGGAATAATAACCAATTTACCATCACCACGATTTGAAATTTTAAATGAAAATGATGAATGGTTATTTGATATTTCATATGAAGAAAATAATAAACATTTTTTGTATAGTCAAAAAAGAATTCTTAATTTTTTTGAAAAGAAATATAATTATAATTTTTTAATGGATAATACAATAATTAAATCAATAATAAATGATTATTTGAATTTAAAAGAAATTAAACCTGCTAGTAGTTTAAAATATCATTATGATTGTGGTTAATAATAAATTATCATGAAAATATACATAAAATATAAATATTTTGGATTGGGATTTTACTTTGCAAAAGTTAATGCAGATTTAGGATATAAATATTTTTTTAATATTCAATTACTATTTTGGAGAATACACGGTTATTTTATAAAATCAAAATTTTGTGCATATGAAATGACAATTGATGATGATTGGATATCTAAAAAAATAAAAAAGTATGATAAAACAATAAATGAATATACCAATAAAATAAAAAAATAATGTTAGGCTTAAAAGATAAAATAGAATTAAGAATAAAAGAACTTGAAAAAAATATTACAGTCAATTATCATCATCATATGCCGAATCTTTATCTTGGTCAAATCATTTTCAAGAAAAAAATTTGCTTATCTAAAATCTGATGACTAAAAAAGTAGAATAAATGAACTTAAACCATTAATAAATATAATATAATGAAATGGATAAAAATAACATCAAAAACTAATAAACTTGAAAAAAATAATATTTATTGGGTTATGAATGATAATAACATGCATTTAGCATATTATGATAATCAAGGTAAATGGTTTAATTGTCCACTATTTTTTAATGAAAATGGAAAAATATTTCCATATGATATTGGTTATGAATTAAAAAATGTTACTCATTGGCAACCAATACCAAAACCTATTAATAAACCAAAAAATTATAATTTTTTATCATCATCTCTAGAAAACAATGGTTGGTAGTTTTATTATTAATAAAATAAATCTATGAGTAGATATATTGGAAAAAGAGTTTTTTATCATTGTGATTATTGTAATAAACCTTTTACAATAAATAAAAATTGTGTGGATGATTGGAAATATTCTGATAATATTTTCTGTAGTAGAAAATGCTATGAACGTTTTAAAAATTTAATCCATAAAAACAAAGAAAATGAAAACACAACAAAGAGTTTATGAAATTAGTGGATATGCTTGGGGTGGTTTTAAAAACCAAAAACTATTAAAATTTATTACAGCATCCACAAAAAAAGAAGCAATTAAGAAATCAGGATTCCTTAATGTATCTTTTGCTAAATGGAGAAAGGATATTAATCCCAATGATAAAATATTATCCACAATGTACAACATGAATTATTAATTAATAAACATAATCATGGAAAAAGAAATTATATTTAGAATACATCTTCAACATGTATTTACTGGTAAAATAATATTTAAAGAATTTACATATGGTGAAATATTTTCTGGTAATGCAATTCGTATTCTAAAAAATATATATTTTAAATATTATGTAATTGGTAAAAGTGAATTTACGGGAAGATATGATTCAAAAGGTAATAGAATATATGAAAATGATATCATCGATTTCGATGAAAAAGAATGGGGTAGTAATTCACACTTTCATATCGTAACTTGGGATAATAAAGAATCTAAATGGTGTTTTGGTGGTGGAACAGCATCTGACATGCATTATAGAACTGTAATTGGAAATAAATTTGATAATCCTGAACTTTGGAATAGTTTAATTCATTGAAATATGGAAGACTTTAAAATAGATTTTAGTGATTTAGAAAATGTTATAAATAATTTAACTTCTAATCATAATAAAAAAATGAAAAAAGAAAATACAGAAAAACAACAAAAAGAAGTTTTCAATAAACTAAATGAAATAAGAGAAATTGCCTTAAAATATTCTAAATTAATACTAGAAGAAGCAGGTATATCAAAAGAAAATAATCCATACTATTCCATTCGTCTATATGAAATGCAATTTAAAATATATAGCGAATTAAAACTATGCTTTTATATTAACACAGAAGAATAATATTAAAATATGAAAAATAAATTCAAAAATTTATATGATGAATTTAAACCAGAAGTAATTGATGAAGTTTTTAATGAATTATTTAATGATTTAAATAAAAACAAATCAAATGATACTATTATAATGAATCAAAATGAATATTTCAATAAAACAAAATCATTACTAACTAAAATTTATACATACTATTCACAAGGATGGAAACATATACCATTTAAAGAAAATGAATACCCAGATGAAAAAATATGTGATGAATGTACAGGTTCTAATTCATTCATTAATGATAATAATGAAACTATAGAATGTATACAAAATAGAGAAGAAGGAGAATGCTACTATTTCTATTGTGATTATGAAGAAATAGGTTTTAATCTACAAAATTGTATTAATGATATTTTAAATCTACTTTTAGTTGATGAAATTAATAATGAATAAATATTTTTAAATAATTTAAATTTATACTATTTTTGTTATAATAATATGTATTATCTAACTAACAACAATGTACAACATGGAAACAATTACATTTAATGAATTAATGATTGAACTTAATATTCGATGGGGAAAAAATTGGTTTAATGAAAAATCTGAAAATTCTGAATTCGAATTTAATTCTATATATAATACTAATATTGGATGGGGAATACAAAATATAAATAATAATTTTACTATTTGGGGTAAATATGGTAAAATTTATGATAGTGGTATTTGGGAAATTCGTAAATTAACTAATAAACCTAAAAAATGGATTCTTGAAAGAAATGAAAAACATCCATTATGGAAATCTTTTGAATTATGGTTTAAAAATAAATTTGAATATATTCCAAAATATAAATATCAAACTTCTGATGGATTAGAAACTGATATTATTAATGGAATAGAAAATGAATATATAAACTACCAATATATTACCCTAAATCAATGGAAAAAATTCTTTCAACCAAACAATGTGGATTTATCAATTATTAATGATACTGATTGGTTTTATATTAAAACAAAATATAGTGAATGGCTGGCTAAAGGAAATATAATTAAAAAAAATATAGATAATGCAATACATTATTCCATAAAACAAAATTTATTACATGAAAATGTAAATTTCTTAACATCTTCTATTGATATCATAGAATTACGATTGGCTACCAATGATGAAATAAAAAATCTATATGATTTATATCCTAAACTAAAACCAATAGAAAATAAACCAATAAAAGGTGAACTATATATATTTAAAAATACATTGGATGCCAAAGGATATATTGCTGAATATGCACTTACAAACCCTCATAACCAATATGTAGATGCTAATGGTGCTTCATGGAACTATTGCTTCCCATTATCCAATGAATTAAAAATTAATCTGAAAAAAGAAATAAATGATACAATAAAAAATAAAAACTATATTTAAAACAATGTACATAAAATAATAATATAATCTACTTAATAATTTTAATCTAAATATTAATACCAACCAATGTACATAATAAAAGTTTAAACCTATGAAAAAAATATTTAAAACACTAATGTACAACAATATCTTTGTTGATGTCAATAAACTTACTAAAGGAATATATGAAACAAATACACCTTTACTATATGAAGAAAATATTACAATGAATGATATGATTTATACAGTAAAATGTGTCCAAAATATTATTGGTAATGATAGCCTAATAACTGATGAATATTTCGATAACCTTAATAAATGTAAATTAGTCGATGTTGAATTAACTCTTTTAAATTAAAAAATATATCATATTCCCATTATTTTTGCAACGAATAATTATTCCATTCAACGCAAAATATGCAAGAAATAAATTTTATACTAATTAGTATTATACCATTAAGTATATTACAACAATGTACAGCATAAATGTCCAGATATTACCAAATTAATGTCCAAATATTATTATATCATCAATATCAATTTAATGTGCTTTAATTATAAATATTTTAAATGTCCAGATTTGATATTCTATAAAATTTAATATTTATAAACTTTTTATAATTTTTTATAAAATAACTTTTTAAAAAAATAAAAAGTAAGAGAAGATGTGGGTGTAGGGGCTACAAAAATACCTTTATTTTTAGTGGTAATTTGTGGTAAAAAATGGTAAAAAATGGAATTTTGTATTTGTCTATATTTAAAACATTAAGATATTACTGTATATTATACTGATAATCAATTGTATTATTTTTAGTTTAAGTAAGTATAATTTATAGTTAATTTAATAATTAATTTCAATAAAAAGTATAATTATAGTACAAAAAAACAGAGATATTTTTTTTATAAAAATAATGATATTATCTTGTCGCAAATTGCGACCACAAAATCACAATATAATGTTATTTTAATGTAATATCAATGTAATATCTATCATTAAAGAATAAAATCACAATATAATGTTATTTTATTATAAAAAACCATTTTCTTGATATCAGGAAAATGGTTTTTATATTTATATTTTGACAAATAGGGAAGTAAAAATAATCCAAATAATGAAGTTTATTTAAAATAACTTCTACTATAGTTCTACTGTAGTTCTACGGTAATATAAAAAATAATATTTTAACATGGACAACATGTCCATGTTAATGTCCATGTTAATAAGTTTAATTTCATATTATAATAAAATAAAAAGAAATATTATGTTTTTTTTAGAATAGTATAATTTATATTTTTTTTTATAAAGTGCAATATATTGCACATTTATTATGATTTTGTTCAAAATAATTAACATTATCAATATAAAGTGCAAGGTAATGCACTTTTATTCTTATTTTTTTATTATAAAATTAAAATAGTTTTGTTATATAATTATTTTAAATTAATTTGTCAATTAAATCGCAGAAAATAGTTGACATATTAATTATATTTATTTTTTAATAAGGATAATAAAATTATTAATATTAATATCACAAGAATTATAATTTCTTTTTAGAAAAATATAAATATTCATTTTGCAGGACATCTTACAGGACATTTTGTCTTGCAAGATATTTTTTTCTTTCAGAATTATATTTTACGGGACATTTTGTTTCTCTTTCAGAATGATATGATTACCATTGTATATGTCAGTATATGTCAGTATCTTTGTATTGTGATTCTCTTTCAGAATGATATGATTATCAGTAATTATCGTTTTCATTTTTTAAACCCATGTTGTGATTCTTTTTCAGAATTATTAGTATATTCACGAAACCATCTGTAAAGCATCTGTGGATATATTCGATGGTCGGCAAAACCATATAAACCACAAGAAAAAAAGTCATGTGCTTCCACTAAAAAAACTGTGTTAGTGTTTTTATTGATTCCAACATCAAGAGTATATGCGATTGGTGCTGATTTAAAATCAATAATCATTGCTTCAATTGCCATTATATTTGGAAATATTTTAAAATCACCGAGATAATGTTGAATCCCCACCAACTTACCATTATAAATAAAACATCTTCTTTGGCTATCAATCCTGATACTTTCAGAAAATTGATAATTATTCGCTGGTATATAAATGAAGTCATCTTTTGTGTTGCAATTTAATAAACTTATATACTCATTAATTTTATTGTTTGATTTTGCTATCCAATAGCCATTACGAGGTAAATCTTTTTCTGTACCATTGTATATTTTTCTACCCGCATAATGAAACAATTCTTCTGGTACATTTAATGGTTTGGGAACAACGCCATAAAATTGTTCAAGGAATGATGTTACAAATTCAACACTACCAACAGGTACATATTTTTTATGTGCATCATTAAAAATAAAAGTATTTTCGTCTGATTTGGTGTTAAAAAACTTATACTTAATTACGTCTTTAGATTTATGATACCATTGTTGATATCGAATGGATTCCATGAGAGTAAACGTGAAATCGTGTCTTAATTCTTTGTCGATTTTCTGAATTAAAAATTTCATATCATTTAATTAACGTTAATTAAAAAATTCTTTTTCCAATTTATCCAATTCATCAATTGTTTTAACAACAACAGAACCACAATAATTGTCAAAAATCATAATTTACTTTACATTTAGTTTTTTTAAATACCCAGAAAAATGAATGATATTTTCTGGCATGACGTTGATTTTTCCATTTATTTTTTGAAAAAGAATTGATTCTATTTTTTGCTAAAAGGACAAATAAATCAATTGGGTAAAATCCTATTTTTTGTGCCATATTCATTACAACACAATGAGAGAAATGGTTTTTACCGCTAGAAACAGTATCTTGTGTTTTAAAAACGAGAATACCATCATTTTCTAATAATCTATATGCTTCTTTTAAAGTACCATAGTAATGGTTTTTTAGTTCTTCAAAACTAAAATATCCTTCAAATCTTTTAGCAATAATACTACTACCATCATCATTATCTTTATATGTTTTACCAGCGATTACAAATGGTGGGTCAAACATAATACTTTTCATTGATTCATTTTCAAAGGGTAGATTATCACTACTTGCTTTAATCACATCTGGTTTTTGTGGGTATAAATCTGTTTTATGTTTTGGTTTTGGTAATTTTTTCCAAAAATTTCCAATAGAATAGGTACAATCGAGGTCAAATCTTTCGATATTATAAAGGGTCATTATATTTTTTATGGTTTCATCATTAGTATATGATATTGATGAAATTGGGATAAAATTAGAATCAGTATTATTTATTTCCATTTTAAAATTTTTTATTATTTTGAATTAAAAATATGTTGGTTTATTTATTTCAGACCAATGAGTAATGTTATTTACATAAGAAATTAAATCTTTATCTATTGTATATTCAATTATTTTCCAAGTTTCTTTTAAATCATTTGTAAAACTTCTATATCCCATATATACATTATTTTTATCATCCAATATCCAAACCATTTTTCCAAATTGTGGTAATGGTGAATTTTCTTTAAATTCAATCCATTCATTATTTTTTTTGGAGATATTAATGTTAATGTTATCGTTATAAACTAATTTATTTTTATCGTGTTTAAAATTACTAATAAAACGATAATCATATATTGGTTTACAATATTTCCATTCATTTCTAACTAAATCAACAAATAATCCATTTTCATTTTTATAATCATATTTTCCAAGAATTCTAATATCTTCATTTTCATTATTCCAAAAAAGGCATGTTAAATATTTTGTTGGATTAAATATAAATTTATACCACTGTTCAAGGGTAATATATTGATGGTTTTTTAATTCATGGAGCAAATTTATAGATGTATTACCATATGGTATATTACAATAAAAATATTTATCGTTTGAATTTTTCACATTCGATTTAAAATATTCGTTTTCATATATTTCCCACACTGGGTTATTAATATCTTTTTCAACAAACCAATATTGTGGTTGTGTTTTTAATTTACGAGTTGCCCATTTACCATTGTAGTAAATCAAACCGTTTTTGTTTGAAATTTTTTGACAATTTTCAGAAAAATTTATTGAAATATCACAATTTCCATTATTCAAAGCATTTGTATGAAAAATATCATTAAATGGATAATTTTTAATTTCAATTTCACTATTTTTCCAATCATCATTCCAACCAAACCTTGCTTGAAGTTCGGAAATAATTTCAATAAAACTTACATTATTTTCTTCCATTTTTATTTAAAATTTAGTTATTTAAATTATTCTAACATTTTATACAATAAAAAGATTTTTATGCTACCCACACTTCTTCTGCCCTATTTATCGGATTGGGTTACCATCAACAGAGTTCGGGGTTTATAGGTATTCACCCGACAAGTTTTAAGCATAAAAATCAAAAAACAAAAAATGATGAATTTAGACATACAAAAGTAATAATATTTTAATATAAACAAAATTTATTTATATAAATTATTAAATTGTGTTGTATAAACAGTTCCAAATACACATCCTGTTGATTGACCAATTCCATAGTTATAAATATATTCTGCCAATTTTCTATTGGTATTTATTGCTATTTGACAAATATTGGTCGTATTTACAACATTTTTCACCAATAAAATTTTAATTCTATTGGACTTATGTTTTGTTACTTCAATTTTTAAATTAGAAAAATCTAATTTTGGATTAATTTTAGAAAATTTATTTATGATATGTTCCTTTAGAATATCATTAATATTTTCATTATTAATGGTATAAAAATATTTATTTGAACCATTAATTAAAGAAAAAAATATTTTCATTATTTTCTTCATTATTAATATTCTTTTTTCTTAGAATGAAACCAACAATTATTTATTTTATTAAATAATTATATTGTATTTTTTTAAAATATCAATCAATTTACATCCATTATATGGTTTATATAAAATTTCATGAAAAATTTTATGCTCTTTACTTTCATATTGACCTGTGATACCTATAACGATAATATTGGGATATTTTTCGTTAATAATTTTAGTTGCTTCAATGCCATTCATAATTGGCATCATAACATCCATAAATATTAATTTAGTGTTATTATTAATAAGATTAATACATTCTTCACCATTTGTTGCTTCAGTTATTTCTATTGGTTTTTCTTTTATTATTTCTTTTATTAAGAATCGATTAACATCGATATCATCAACAATAATTACATTTGGTTTCATTTTAAAATAAACTTTATTAATATAAATAGAAAAAAAACAACAATTAATTAATATTAAAAAATTTTAATAAACTAAGATTTGCATTTTTCCAAGTAGGTTTTCTTGCTATAAATTTATTATTATAATCCCATTCATAAGTAATTTCATCAATAGAATCATAATTATAAATTCGGTATGTTTCAAAAAATCTACATTTTGTTGGATTTATAGAATATAAATTAACAATATCACTTGCTAACTGTTCTGATGCATTAGTAACAGATGTTCCATTTCCAATATCTTCAAATAATATATAAAACATATCTCCATTTTTTTCTATTCGAATAATGCAAGATGATTTATGAACACCAAAACCCATATATTCATATTCAAAATTTTCTATTTTATCCATTTCATTCATGTTTTCTTAATTTTAGATTTATTATTTTTTTGTTTTTTCTTTTCTTTAATTTCCAACTCACCATTTAAATATATTTTAACAAAATCTTTAATGGTCATGTTAAAATTAAAATTTTTGGATATTAATGAACCATTCGTTTCTATTTTATATGAATTGGTTGTAAATATATGTTTGGTATTTATAATAAATTCATTGTCGGATTCTTTTAATAAAAATGGTGATGCTTTTTCATTGAATGAATATCCAAACAAATAATTTGTATTATTAAAATTAAAAAAAATTAAATTATAGGAATCTTTTTTTGCTTCTTTTATAATTTTAAGTGTGTTTTTTAATTCTTCACCAAAACGAATTTTATTATAGGGCATATTTTCTAATTTTTCTTTATTTTATTCAATTATATATACGAAAAAGGAATTTAAATGTTACAAAAGTATTTATATTAAACAATTTTTACTAATGAATATTTTAAAAATAATCAATAAAATTCTTCTTTTTCTATATAAAATAGGTTTTAGAATTAAAGTTAAACCAATTTTAATTGGTGAACGTATTACACAATTTAAATATTGTTATCCTTGGGGTAGAACAAATACTGGTTCTAATCATGTTTATATTTCAGATAATAATGTTATTAAAAGAAATAACGAATATTCTCTTTTTGTAAAAAAAGAGCATGTTGTTGATAATGGATGGTGGAATACTAATAATATAGAATTTGAATACACTAGAGGTGTTTTATTTAGTGAAAACACCTTTTTATATGGTAATTTTGAAGCAGAAATTTACATTCCTAAAGGATATGGTTTGTGGTCTGCATTTTGGCTATTTGGTGCAATGGATGATAATAGTAGATTTGCAGAAATTGATATTTTTGAAGAATATGGTGATAAACAAAAATTTACATATAATACACATGCTGGTTCTGATTATAATCATAATATTTATGGTAAGGCAGATGGTATGATTTTAAAAAACATTGAGGATAGATGGCATTACTATAGATTGGATTGGAATAAAAAATATTTAAAATATTATATTGATGATTATCTTGTCGGTATTAGAAGTGCAAAAAATATTGATATTCCAATGCATGTAATTATTAGTTCGGGTATTGAAAATAAAGATTTGGATGTTATTGATAAAATATTACCAAAAGAAATGAAAGTTAGAAATATAATTGTTAACCCAAAATTTTAATTAAATTGTTACAATATTATCATCCTTAATTTTTACTTTTCTTTCAATTACAATGTAGGGTGTATATTCATATGCAAAATAATCTGGTCGCATATTCTTTTTTACATATGCCATGTACATATTAAATCTTCTTTTATCTTCCCTATTATATAAATCTTCATATTCATCATTTTTTGATGGTTTTATTAATATGAAATTGGGTTTATATTTATCAATAAAATCATTAATAATTTTAGTAATTGTTGACATAACTCTAAAATGTCTACCCTTATTTAAAATATCTGTTGGAGTTCCACCAACAACACCAAAAGATACTTCCCATTTTCTACTTATTCTATCCACAAGATTTATTAAAACAACATATTCGTCTTCTTCGGTATCAAAATGATAATTAACTTCATTAAAACTAACATTATCAAATTTAAATGGATATGGTTCATGGGTTGCTTCACCATATTCAACAATACTTTCAAGTTCTTCTGTTATATTATCTAAATCTAAATGGTGTAATCTATCACCAAATTCAGGAAAATTGGCTGAATATATACTTTCAATTTCTTCTCTAATAATATTTATAATATTCATCTTAAATAATAATTTTAATATAAATAGTTATGTTAAATTATTATTTACATAATTAATAACTTCTTGTGTTGGATTTTTTATATATTTAATTGTATAATATTTTTGTTTAATTTCATCGGCAGTTAATTCCAACAAAAGGTATAAAAATTAAGCATAGAATGTTTTATTAATTAATTCGGAAATATCCATATCAACATCATTAATTTTTATTGATTTTAATTTAATTGGTGTGTTTTTAAATAATCTAATTTCGTTTTCTTCATGAAAATTTGAATTCATATTCATTTCAAGAGTTTTATACCAATTAATATATTTTTCATCTATTTCAATTTCAATTAATGCTTCATTTTCTTTTGAATAATCTCCCCAATGAGTTTCAGCACTATTTTCATTCCATGTCCAATATATACCTAATCTTTTTCCCTGTGTTTTTAAATGGTTTAACCAATTATTATCAACTCTAATTGCTCTATATAATTTTATTTTATTGGTTTGATTATCTATATTATCATATATATTATCCATTGCAACATTTAAATTGGATTCTAATTCACTTTTTACTAAATCAAAAAATTCTTCCGATTCTAAAACATCATCATCATTACGATTATCTAAATTATTTTCATCTTTATAATAATCCAATAAATTATCAGCATAACCATTTAAAATATAATTTCTAACATACTTATCTGTTAATATATCATCAATTTTTATATCATGAAAAGAAATTTCGTTTAAAAAATCTTTTACAACGTTTTCTATAAGTTTTATTATATTACCCATTATTAATAATTCTCAATTGATTTAATGTTATTTTTTTTACAAATATAGTTTTCTATATTATCTTCGGTTACTAATATTGAATCAAAACCATTATTAAATATCCAATCAATAACACCTTCTGTACTTTCAATGGCATCCCATGTATTATTATTAGTTGGTGAATTTATAAATGCTTTTGCTGTTCTAAAATTTTCTTTATTAAAATCATATCCAATATCATCCCAATCTTCATCTACATTTGGGTCATATAATTTAAAACCGTTTTTATATAATAATTGAATATCGTTAAATTCTAAAGAATTAAAAACATTACCCAAATCTGCTTTTATAATTAATAGTTTATCACCATATTTTTTTGCAAATGTTGATGATGTTGATAAAAAAATTATATCATCATTTTGAAATTCTTTTTTATTATCAGAAGTACCATGATATAATGTCTTTATGTTATTAATATTTTCATTTATAACAGGTTTTAAATTTTTGATTTTATCAATCATCATTCTAATATCTTTACTCATGTTTTTATAAAATTTGTTTTTGATTAATTTTCGAAATTAAGATAATTATAGATAATTTTTTTATAATCTTTACCAAACAAATATTCTAATACTGAATATGGATTCCAATAATTTTCGTTAGTCATGGTATATAGAGGATAATCATCATCATCGTCAAAATCAATTAAATTTCCATCTTCGTCAACCAATGGTTTAATTAAAACATGCATAAAATCATCAGAATCAGAATTTTTGTTAAAATCTATAATAACATAAACCATATCGTTATGACTAAAAGCATACCAATCTCTATATGCTCTATCAAAACCACCGCCATAGGTAAAACACCATAATGAATTGCAACCAATTTTTTTAATCCCTTCGGGTGAATCAACCCTTACAATCATTTTATTATCATGATTATATATAATTTCAAAATCTTCTGTTTTTGATAATTCGATAATATCTTCTTTTGTAAATTCAACCCCACCAATTAAATTTTGTTTATCTTCAACAAAACTAAGTAATTCTGATAATGTTATATTATTTTTGAACATTTTATTTAGTATTTTTTCTTGCATTTTTTTATCTCTATTTGATAATAATGAATAGTGTGCAAAAAAATAATCTAAATTATGTAAATAAGTATCTAATTGGGAAATTATTCTTTCTTTACGAATATCATTTTTTAAATTTCTAATGGCAATTGATGGTAAATCTTTTATTTTTTGAATTATTAAACGTCTTTTATATAAACTTCTCATGATTACATCAATATCATTTGGATTAATATTAAAAACATCAAATCCAACAATAGGAAAAACATTTTTATTGTATGTTTTAACATCTTTATATAAAAATTTCAAATCAATAATTGAATTAAAATCTAATTTATCTAATTGTTTTGTTTTTTTCATTTCATAATAAAAATCAGAAATTATTTTAGTATAATTATCACCATTAGTAATATTTAAAATAATATTTTTATCTTCTTCAGTTAGTTTACCAGTATTAAAATAAACTTTATTTGCTAATTGTAAATTTTCAATTAACAAATTTTTATGTTGAAAAAAATCCACAACAATTTCATTGATAATATTTTTCATATAATTTTGTTTATATTTTTTTATTTCTACTATTTTAATATCATTTGAATTAAAAATAGAATAATATTTATATCCAGATAGAATATCCATACACCCATCAATTCCATTTTTTAATAAAAATAAAGATGCATTTTTATCACCATTCAATAAATGTGATATTTTTTTATAAATAAGAAAACCAATATCATGAAGGTTAAAATCTAATATCTTTTTATTGTTTTTTATATTTAATAAAGAATAATATTTATTACATAATTTATTAATTTGATTATTATTAATATAGTTAGATATATAAAACCAAGAATTTTTATTGTCCGTATCAAATACTTCAGAAAAGGTCAACATATTTAAATCACTATCTATTTTTACCAATTCATTCCAAATTTTATTTTTAAAATTTTCAATTTCTTTTTCTATGTTGTATAATAATTTAAAATTATCATAGTTTATTTTTTTTCTATTAATTTTATAATAAAGGGATGTTAATATGTTATATAAAATATTTGGTTCTATTGGTTTATTAAAGTCAATTAAATGGTAATGATTCTTATTATTGAACAATTTAACTTTATATATATAATTTCCATACTTAAGAGCAGTTTGTGGATTATCCACAAAATAAAAACCCCAACCTAAATGTAATTCTTTATTTGCTTTTATTTTATTTTCAGAAAACTTCAAAAAATGCTCATAACTACCATGATATGCAATTATTTCATTCATATTAAATCAATAATTATTTTAAATTTCGCCATTCTATAAAAAATTTTTAACCTTTGGCGTAATATAAAAATCAACTTAAACATTTATTTTTTATAAAAATACTATAAAAAAAACCAACATTATGTACTATGTTGGTTTGATTATTATTTAATTTTTTTGATTTTCTTTAAATATTTTTATTCCTAAAACTAAAGCACACATTGGTGTTAATAAAACATTAAAACATTCCTTATCAATATAGCAACAATATTAATAACCTTCACCACGAATAATTTGAATATCATGTTCTAATTGAAAATTTAATATTTCTTTTAAATTAAAAAAATTTTCAGTTAATTCAATTTCTTTATTATGATAATAATCTATTTTCATTTTTTTATTAATTCCAATAATTCTAAATAAACATTTTCAATTTCTTCAAAAGAATATGCATATAATCTATTTTCTTTATGAATAAAAACAAACGCACCTTTTTTTTCTGGTGTTTCTTTTTTTGCCATATAATAACTAATAATATTACTACTACTATTAAAATATAGTGGATATAATTCCTTACCAGTTTTTCTAAACCCAAACTCTTTTAGTTTTTCAAAAACTTTAACATGGTCGAATTTTCTATTTTTTGTGATTTCTTTCATTATTTTTATGATATTAAAAGAGTTGTTTAGCAATACGTTATATAGTTAAAGAAAAAATCAAAAGCAACGTCAAAGACCTTCTCTCACCCAAGGACAAAATCAAAAACCAAGTCTTACAATTTGATGATTAATAATCATCATATAATATAAAAATTTTTGTGAGAGAAGCGGGTTTAAAAAAAAAATGTTTGTCAAACATTTACCACTTATGCTAATGATAAAATTTAATTAAATAAAGAACGTATTGCTAAACATAAAGAATGGTAAACTCGGCTTGTGCTTTATTTACCATTCAACTCTATTTATTAATTATTCATTTCTATCATCCTTAATTTCAGATAAAAACATATCAATGATTTCTTGAAATCTTTCATCAACTGAAATTCTCATTGAAACAATTTCTTTAATTCTTTTTTGTCTTTCAATTTCAAATTCATTCTGAATTGTTTTTATTTTTTCAGTATATTCATCCATTGCAATTTTATATTCGGAATTCATTTTTTGATTTAATGCTTCTGTTTCAATTTGAATTTCTGTATTATGTTTTGCAATTCTTGCATTTTCATTTGTCACCAAATTTTTTACAATGGATTTAAAATAGTTAACACGTTGTTCATGTTTACGATGCAATGCCGATAATTTTTCATGAATATCAAAAAGTTTATCCTGTGTATGGTGAATTTCCACTTTAACAGGTGTTTTTTCACCAGATTTAATTTCCATCCATTCAACAGGTTTAATGTTTTTTAATTCATTTCTTAAATTATGCAAAACACCATCTTTATGAATAAATTGACCAATATGTGCTGCATATGCTTCCGATTCAAGATATTCATTTATATCTGATACGCATAATTGTTCCCATCCCCACCTTTCATTAACTTTAGGAAGAAATTTAGCATGAGAATTAATTAAATCTGGTTTTTTTGGTTCTTCAATATCTGATATATCAGCAGATGTTGTCATAGTTTCATTCAACATGGCATCTTTAGCCTTAATATTTTCCATTAAAAATGCTTGACAAGCATGTAATTTAGCCTTAAGTTCAAGCAATTCAATAATATTATCGGGCATTGGTGTACCATTAACAAGTGTTAATTCCTCACCATCTACTTTAATTTTTTTACTTGAATTGTTAATGCTATTTAACTGCATATCAATTTCACTTGCTTTTTGAAAGCAAAGATTAGAAATACTTTGTGCTTGTGATAAACTCAAGCCTTTGTTTGGTGTTAATGAATTTTTTTTCATGACAATATGTTTTTTATTGTTAATAATTTTTCCAAAATCTAAAAAACAAAATTAATGAATATTTTTTAAAAAACAAAAATAAAAACTATTTTTCGTTAATATGTTTTAAAAATTCTTTCCATTTTAATTTTATTCCATTGGGTATGTATAATTTCATTATTGAATTTTGTGGTTTATTGTAATATAATTTTAATTTACCCCAAAAATTTTTTTTTAAGTAGGCAATATCATAATAATTATTAATTTCTTTTTCAAAAATAGTATGATTATTTAATTGTGTAAAATGAACATCATTATTTTTTAAACTATTTTTAAATTTATTTAGATTGTACCAATCCTTTATAAAATTACCACTATCGAATGAAATTTTTTTATTCAATGAATTATAATATAAATCAATAGATTTATATATAAATTTATTATTTTTTTCTTCGTAATTAAAATTATAAATTGCCATATTCTATTTTTTTTGTAATTAAATATTTAAGAAACTGAAACATTCCAACTATTTTTTCTTTGATGGACATTTTTTCATTTTTAAATCTAAAATCATATATTAAACGAAAAAACATTGGGAATTCGTTTTTAATAATTTGATATGCATAATAATCAGCATCCCTTTCAGTATGCTTACCCATATTTTTAAAAGCAAAATGGTGACCCAATTCATGTAAATATGTTATAAAATAACTTATCATCCCACCTAATTTAATTCTTTCATTATCATATGCATTACATATTTCAATTCTTGGTAAAACTAAGGATTTAAAATTTTTGTTTGTTTTTGAATAGTCTTTATATTCTTCATCGTTTTTCGATAGTTTATTAATAATATCAATATATTCATTAATCTTTTCTTGATATTCATTATCATATGTATATATATATCTACCAAGAATTAAATCATCAAAATTTTCAATATCTTTATTTAATTCATTATAGGAATAATCATAAACAAATATTTTTTCTTTTTTACATATTTCATCCAATTTTTTGAATATAAATTCAATGATTTTAGGGTGTTTTTCTAATTTAAAAAATAAAAAATATGAAAATATTCTTTCTGAAATAAATATTACTCCAAATGAAATAAAAAAATAAATTAAAACAAATATTAATGCTTTAGTTGCCATATTTTAATAATTATTATAGGTTATTTCATCTAAATTTAACATATAAATATTATCACAATTATTGTTTAAAAATTCATTAGTAATCATAATCACAACACCATTTTTACTTATTTTTATCATATTTCTTATGAATTCAAAAATATTTAGTAAAGAATGATAATGTTTTAAACCAACTTTAATAATATTTTTATTTGAATTTATTATTAATGGTGTGTTTTTCTTTTCTTTTTTACTTAAAACAATTTGTTTTGGATTTATTTCTTTAGTTTCAATATTATAGTAAAAATATTCTTTGGATATAAATTTAATTTTATCTATTGGTACATTATTTTCAATTAACAAAAATTTAAAATTCTTTTTTAATAATATTAGTGTTTCAGAATTATTATCATTCATATTAACATAATCAAACTTTGTTTTATTGGTTAAATTAATTCCAATTATATTCATAATATTTTTTAATATTTTCATTATAAAGAATGATTTTACTAAATATTACGAATAAAATTAATAATTGTTACAAAAAAAAGAAAAAAAATGGATTATATTTTTTTTATTGTGTTTATTTAATAAATAAACCTATTTTCTTTTTGGTATGGTTTATTAATTGCTTTTAATGCAATTTCAACTTCTTTAAGACATTCATCCTTACCACCACCCATAAGAACGATATTATTATATTTTTTTAATTCATCCACCAAATCAGGAATATATATCATATCACCAGCCATATCCAATAATTCTCTAATTTCATTGGTATTTAAATTGGTATTTTCTTTTATATATTTTTCCCATAATGGTTTATTAATATCTCTACTATCAGTAATATCATTTTTTATCATATATCTTACCAAACTAACAATAATATCTTCTTCTATTTGATTATCTATGCAATATCTAAAAAAAGCATATCCCTTATCATAAAAAATTAAATTATCAATTGTGTTTTTTTCCATTCCAATATTATACAACCATTCAACGTAATCATATTCAGTAATCATTCCTAAACTATCATAACCATTATAAAGTAAAACAATATTATTATTGTCTATATTATTATTAATATATTCAACCCATTCATATATATTAAAAGTAATATAATTTTTATATTCTGGTTGAATATCAACACAAAGAAAGGTTTTATTTACGTGTTGTTGTTCATTTAGATATTCTTGAATTGTATTAATAATAATTTCTTTTATAATTTTCATAATATTATATTAATTATTATAAACCTTAATACCATTTATTTTTAACTCCAAATCAATATTATATCCAAATAATGCAACTGGAGCAAAATTACATCCTAAAATACTTGCAGCAATTAATCTATGCCTACCTTCTTGAAAACCATCTCTAAAATCATAAACAGGGATATCATATTTAATACCCCTTTTCATATTTTCTACTATTTTAAATATTTTTTCGTTTAACATGGAATTTTTATTATTTAAATGCCATTCTTTAGATTGAAATATTCCATTTTCATCATGAATTAGTTTGAAATAATCATCAATTAATAAATTAACAATTTTATATTCTAAATTAAATTTATTATTTCTATTATGAATTATATCATCATAAAATGCCATACCAGTAATATCTTTTTTAAAAAAATCATGCTGTTTAGATTCTTGTTCGTTTAAATATTCTTGAATTATAGAATTAACTATATTTTTAATGTTTTTCATATTTATAATTTGATATCACCTAAAACCCTAATTTCACCTAAATTTTTATCAACCCCTTCAATTATTTTTACATCATTGGGAATTTTATTTTTGTGGATTTTAATAATTCCAATATCCTTATTTATTATATTATCTTCATTAAAAATAATAATACCATAATATGGTTTATCATAAAAATTTAATGAATTTCTACTTAATCTAATTGCCATTAAAGCAGCAGTTTTAAAATTCATATAAACATCAATTGTTCTATTATATTCAGTTAATATAAAATTTTTTCTTTCCCCATCATCAATATTATTTATTATTTTTAAAACTTCTTTTTCATTTTTCGAATTGTTAATATTGTTAATTAAATTTAATTCATTATAGATATTTTTTGCTATATTTATATCAGAAACAAAAGAAACACCAATACTTTCAGTACCACCCAAACCACCAGAATCTAAACCAGATTTTGCCAATAATATTCCAGATTTAATAACATCATTATAGTTTGTTGTTACATGATATAAATAATTAGGTAAAATATCTTTATTTAAAATATTTCTATTTTCGTTTAAATATTCTTTAATTATAGAATTAATTATTTTTTTTATGCTTTTCATAATAAATTCATGGTATTAAAAAGATATTTCCCCATTATCCCATTTTTCCCAATCAAAATTTAACAAATTTCCAATATCTATCGTGGGTATTTTATTAATTCCTAATTTTTTATATGCTGTTAATCTATGACCACCATCATAAAATTTATTATTATTCAATAGTATAGGGTCTAGTTGTACATTATTTCTTATTTTATTAATTAAATGGTTTAAATTAAGACTGCTAATATTCCAACCAATATCCAATAATTCTTTATATAATTCATTTACATTTTTATATTCTATTTTAAATGTTGGTTGAATAATTGAATCTTCAATCATATCTCTTAATGCTTCACTATTCCAATAGTTGTTTTGTAAATATTTTATATTATTCCTTAGATTTTCACATATATCATTTTTAGTTGATAATGTTAGTTCATTCCAATGAATATAATTATTATTTTGTTTATCATTAAAATGAATATCACCATCAATTTCTTTTATTGTTTCAAGTATGATTTTTTTTAAATTATTAATCATTAAAATATCTTTATTTAAAATATCTCTATTTTCGTTTAAATATTCTTTAATTATAGAATTAATTATTTTTTTTATGCTTTTCATAATTATAGTTTAACATCTATTGAATATTTTAACGGTGCATATATGGCTTCATTATAATCACCAGTTGGTGATTTTAAAACATCCCTGCCATTAACTTCTAAAGATAATATTTTTCCATTTCCATTAAAATACCTATTATTATGTTCAATTGCATATTTTTTATTTATAGTAACCCAATCACCTTCACGAATCTCATTATAATTATCATTATCAACTGCCCTATAAATTGTAATACTTCCACTATATCTAGGTTCATTTTTTGTGTTTATTATTCTACTCCATCTAACTGCATCAGTGGCATCTGAATATAACAACGATTGATTGTATAATATCCACCTATAAATATTTTTAGGAACATCTGTTGGATAATCATATTTATCATTTAAACCCTTTGGTTTTATATTTCGTTCTTTTTGTTTATTTTCACCATAACTATCACCAGTCAAAAAATATAAAATTTTTTGTATTTTTTTTATTTTATTAACAATTTCATCAAATAAATCAAAATTTCGTTTTTTTCTTGCTCTTTCTAATTCTACATTTTCTAAATAATTTAATTCTCTTTGTAGTTGTTTAATTTCATTACTTAAATTTTCATTTAAATATTCATGAATTGTATTATTTATTATTTTATTTATGTTTTTCATTTTTTAAAAATTTTTGACTAATTGTTTTTCTGTAAATTCTTTTAATTTAAAAAGAATACCATTCATTTCATTTATAATTTTATCCAATTCATTTTTTTGGTATATTATTATTGAATATCGTATGATAAATTTTTTCCACTCCCTTTTTAATTATTAAAAATGTTCTTTTATTATAAAATATTAAATTCTTTAGGTTATTTTACATAAAATTGATTTTTTTTAAATTATTAATCATTAAAATATTTTTTTATAAATACTAAAGAAACTTTATGATTATAATAAACAAAAAATCCCATATGTTTTTTTTATATGGGATTTAAATAATATATATATTTAACTTTTATAATACAATTTCAAACCTATTTTTCATTTTTTCAATTGTTTCTTCTGGTACATCATGTATATTTTTTCCCTTATGCCTATTTTCAACAATAATAGTAAAAATATCATATCCATATATATTAGCAAGTTCAATATATGGTTGCATTTCTTTTGTTGTTGTATTAGTATTGGCAATGATAATTTTTAATGCATTAATTTTCATAAATCTTTCGCATTTTTTAATACACCAAGCATGAGCATCATATATTTTTTCTTTATCCCAACAATATTCTCCATTATGCATAAAATAATCATCAGCACTACAAATTGCTTTTCCAATTAGTTTGCTAAATGTAGTCTTACCTGAACCTGGCAAACCACGACATATAATTAATGTTTTTTTCATATATTAAATTACGAATTAAATTTTTAAATGTTACGAAAATTTTTATAAATTTAAAATATTAATTTAATATTCACCAATTTTAAAATAAAAAAGGGATTTAATTCACATAATTTACTTTTTTTATTTATATTTAGCAAAATATATTTCATCAGGAAAAAAACCCAAAACATATTTTGTAACATTGCACAACCAAACCTTTAAATTAATATTATTGTTCTTATATTTTTCAATAGTATAATCAGCACCATTAAACCAACAATTTCTTTTCTTTTTTAATAAAGAAGCACCATCAAAATTTTCATAATGAATAAAAATTTCAACAGAATTTGAATGATTTGAAATAATATCCAATAGTTTATCTGCACCACAAACCATTTGTAATGCAGATTTTTTACCCTTCCATTTAGGTAAATCAATATACCATTTACCATTAGATTCTTTATTAAACTTAAGTATTTTTACAAATTCATTCATTTTAAATTACCAAATAAAATTATTATAAAAAATATATTGACAATAATAGATGATATTGGTTTAAAAAATAATGATTAGAATATATACAAAATTTAATATTAATTTAAAATAAAAACAAATTTTTAATTTAATGTAATATTATCAAGTAAACCATTTTCATCATTTCTATGAATAATAAAATCTACTTCATCATTTTTCACCAATTCATTGTAGAATTCGATTGTTTCTTCATCAGCAAGAATAAATTCTAAATCATCTACAACATCATTCAATTCATATTGAGAATCATTTCTTAATTCATCCTTTAAATTTTCAAAATCATTTTCATTGGGTTCTTTCCACAAACCCAAAAAATGAACAACAGGTATTTTACCATCCTTTTCTAGTTTTGGGTTTAATACCAAAATACCGTGTGTAAAATTTTTTATTTTCATATTTTATTTTAATTAATTAAAACTGTTGCAGATATTGTTGGTCTTGTTAATGCCACATATTTTATTTGATTTCGTTCTTTTAGTAACCAATTATCATTAATATCATTTTCCATAACAAAAACATGGGTATATGTACTTCCCTGTGATTTATGACCAGTTATTGCATATCCATAATCTAAATCTTTTATAATTACATCATAACCACTTCTCTTATCACCATTCCTATATTCAGTAATTGTTTTCATTAGTAAATTTTCACGTCTAAAATCATAATATTTAGACCAGAATTTTTTATTGGTTTTAGAAATATCTCGTAAAAAATCATGCATTTCTGCATATTTATGTAAATTATCGTGATTATTGGAATCTATAATGAAAACATCTTGAAAATTAAACAATCCCTTACCCAATGTTTCTCTTAATTTAACACGATAACCCAAAATTTCATACCTATTTTCTTCCAGATTTGATTTACCAACAACATGATAATCTGCACTATTTTCAATAATATTATATTTTTGACTTTCATTGCTAATGCTACGATAACCCATTATAATATCATTAACTTCAATAACATCACTTTTATCACCCAATAATTCTTTTCTAATTATTGAATTGGATTTCATTACAGTATCATTTTTCCATGCAATTACCTTACAAAAATCCGTATCTTTTTTAAATTCATCATCTTTAAATTTTTCCAATATTAAATTTCTAAATTTACGTTTGTCTTTTAAAAAAACAATACCCTCACCATTATCATTTATATTACTTATTCTTTTAAAACCACCATCCAATTTATTTAAATTGTTTCTTAATGCATCATATACAAAAGTAATGGGATTGGTATCATTTTGCCTTTCAATTTTACTTAAATGATGATAAGTTTTATCATCCATTTCTTGATTAAAAACAACGCTTTCCTTTTCACCAACAGGTGGTATTTGTGCGGGGTCACCAACAAACAATACTTTGGTTTTAGAATTTAAAACATTACTATGAATAAGTTTATATAATTCTTGATTAATCATTGATGCTTCATCTATAACAACAAACGAAAAATCAGTTATTTTAGGTTCTGCAATTGGATTGAATTGCGGGTCATTTGGATTAAAATCATCCAAATTTACATCGGGTCTTAAACCAAGTAAACTATGTAATGTTTGACCTCTTTTACCCGTAACATTGGCAATGACTTTTTTTGCTTTATGTGTTGGCGCACTAACAACAACATTACCATTATAATTATCTAATATTTTTTTTAATATTGTAGATTTACCAGTACCTGCATAACCAGATAAGGTAAAAAATAAATCACCATTCATTAACCAATGCTTTATTTTATTTAAAGCATCTGTTTGTTCATTATTGAATGTAATTAATTTACCATTGGGAAGTAATAATTGATTATCCTTCACGTATATTTCGTTTAATGATTAATAAAAGTTCTTTTAATTCATTTAAATTGGTAATTGCAATATTTTTTTCAAATTCAAAGAATGATATGGTATAATTACCATCATTTTCATCCGAAGCATCGCTTATAAATAAACAATTATCACCAATATCAAAAGTGTAAAAAGTAAATTCTTTATTACAACCAGATTCTTCTGGTGTTACTATATTTTCCTCAAAACCTAAATTAATTAAATCTAAACCCCTAATATTTTTCATAAATATTCTATTTTAAGAAACAAAAATATTAAATTTATTTATTAAAAACAAATCTAAGTTTTTAATAATTTCTTTTTTAAATTCCAAATTCTCATATTACCCAATCTAAGCAGTTTAAACTGTTCATCGTTTGTTAGTTTTCTAGCACCTTTTATTCTTTTTGATTTACGAATTAATTTTACATAAATATGTTTTTTTGTATTATTTCCAACATATTCATCACACACAATCACACCAGCATTATTTGGTATTAAATTTTTACAATTATCATATATTTTTTGTGGTAATGCATAATAAAATTCACAAATTCTATTATCTATATCTATATGTTTATGTATTTTCTTAAAATCTGCTTTAAAATCAGATTTACTTATTTTAATTTCAACCTCAATAGCATATCCACTTTTTCTAACTATTAATAAATCACATTCATGTATATTAAATCCCCATGAAACGTTAGGAACTATTAAATTTTTTCTAAAATTAAAATATTTTGCAACAGCAAATTCAATATCAGATGTTTTCAAAAATATAATTATTTTTTATTATAGATTGATTTATACTTACTTTTCAATAATTTAAGAGTTAAATATTTTCTTGTGTCGTTATGAAGTTTTTCATAATTTTTCTTTTTTAACTTAAAAATAGATTCCGCATAACAACCATCAAACACTTTAACAGCATCCAATTTCCAATCACAATCTTCATTATTTGAATTATTTAATGTTTCAAATAGATAATTTAATGTAACTCTTAATATATCACTACCTGAAATATATTTTATTCTTCCTTTTGTCCATTGATTTCCACATTTATTACAATGATTAATTTCTTGTGTTTCAATATTATTTTCTATTTTATTTAAAGTAAAACCAAAAATAATTGTATTTGTAGTATTTGTTTTACCATAAACATATGAAATTTTATTTACAATATTTTCACAAGAACCACAATTAGGACATTTACTATCATGTTTTTTTTTAGTTTCTTTAAGTTCAATATATTCTTTTTGTGCAATACTATTACATCTACTTAATATTAATTTAATATCATCATCTATTATTTTTTTTTGTTTTTTATTTAATATATGTAATAATAAATTTAATTTCATTTTACAAAAATTAATTAAATTTTAAAGAATCCAAATATTCGTCTTCTGTTGTTTCAATCCATGTAACAACATAAAATCTTTCTGTTTTTTCATCAACATGAACAACATAATGAAAAGCATAATATTTTCCATCGTCAGATGGATATATTAAATAACTTGAATATATTGCAATATTACCATTTTTCAATTCATCAGATTTTCTAATTTCCTTTGCTTCATCATGAATATTTGAAGCAATTTCGTTAAAAATGAATTGTAGGTCTACATTTTTTATGTTAGAATTAATATTCATAGATTTTTATAATAAATACCAATAAACATGTTATTGATTTAAAAACTTTTTTAAAACTTTATCATAAGAATATATGATTTTATCATTAACTTCTGATTTATTTAATATTATTCCATACTTTGAAAATATACTAATTATATCATCAGGAAAAATAGAATTTTTATCAATTGTTTGTTTAACTATTTCTTTATAGATATTTAAATTATCAATAATAATATTTTTACACCTTTCCTTTTCTTCTTTCAATATTTTTTCAATAATATCATTGGTTTTATCAACATCATAATTATATTCAGACATCATTGTATGTTCTTTCATTTCAGTTGTTATTCTGGAAACATATTCATCCATACCATAACAACGAATATATTTACCAACCATATTGGTTGCTACAGATATATCGCCAGATGAACCATTTGATTTAAATGAATCACCAAAAACAATTTCTTCTGCAACCAAACCACCAAACAGTATTGCAATTTTATCTCTAATAAAAGATTTATTATCTATTGTTACGTGATTAATAATAAATCCATCACCAAGTCCCGTACTATTTATATTTATTTGCTTTGGTGGTGTTTTAAAAAGTATTGAATAAACCAAAGTATGTCCAATTTCGTGTACTATTGTTAACATTTTTTCGTCAACTGTTTTATTTATACGAATATTATCTATTTCTAATTCAATTTCTTTTTCAATTTTATTATTATTAATTCTAATAAATAATTTATTGTTTTCACTCTCAATTTTTGTTTTAAAAACATCATTTAATATTAAATAATATAGAAAATAGGGTAAATTATTTCCCAATAATGTATTAATAGTTGAAATTACTGGTCTAACACCTTGTGCTGGAAATACACCATTTCTATAAATAATATCATAAATTTCATTAGATAATTCAATAATAATATTATGTTTGTCTTTAATTTCATCTAGTATTTTTTGAACATTATTCTTTATTATTTTTTTATAACTCTTTTTATCTAAACAAGGGTATATTACATGATTATTACCAAATCTTGCTATTTGTTCTGGTTTAAATTGTTTTAGTAATGCAGATTTAATATCAATAATATTTATTCTTTTAGATAATTCATGATAAATATCCGCATCCATTTCAACATCATCAACATCATTGGACATATTAAATGCGTTATCAAGATTACCCGAAATAAAAATTAATAACTTTTTATATGATTTACCTTCATTAATACCATTACTCTTTAATGCTTCTTCCAACAATTTAATACGTTCATTAACACTCATTTCCATAATAGCACTTGTTGGAATTTTTAAATTTAATAGTTTTTTCATTCTATTGGCAGTCCAAACAGTGGTTTTATATTTATTTTGTTTCTCTTTGGGCTTTTCACTTAATTCTTTTTTTACTTCATCCCAAAAAAAATAAGATTTTTTTTGTTTATTTTTTATTATTCCATTATCATTTTCTTCTGAATTATTTTCATTTTCATACCAATAAAGTTCTTCCATTAGCATTTCCATTATTTTACTTTTTCTATTGGATTCGTTTTGAAACTTACCATCAGATAGTAACATCCAAACATCATTAAAAAATTTATTATCCAATAAATTACCATCTTCATCAACAGTTCTGAATCTTTGAATTTCATCCAATAGTAAAATGGATGGTTCTGATGAATCTACACCACTATTTTCTAAATATGTTTCAATATTCGTTAAATATTCATTCTGAACATCCATTTGAATTTCAATGAATTTATCAGTAAAATTTAAATATTTAACAAGTGTTCTAACTAAATCTGTTTTACCAACACCAGTAATACCCCATAATGAAATAATTAATGGTCTGAATTGAAATTCAGGGGTTAAATACCATAAAGAAATATTATTAATAACCTTATCAATTACATTATCAATACCAATAAATTTTTCTTTTAGTTTAGTTTTTACTATTTCAAGTTCTTTTGTTCTTTTTTCAATTCTTTCTAAAAATTCACTTTTCATATATTTAAATTCGTTTAATGTTTATATTAAATTCTATTCCTTATTATCAATCAAAAATTTATTTGAAATTGCTTTAAAACTCAATCTACCCTGATTTTTCAATTCATACTTAACAAAAACCAATCCTTCCCTTTCCGTCTGTGGATTTAATTTACTTTTACCAACGGCATATTCTAATATTTCTTCCATTGTGTTTGGTAATTTATAATTCCAATCAATAATAGGTACAGTTTGTAATTTCAATTCATTAATTAATTCACACATTTCTTCATAGGGTAAATATTCATACCTATCAATATCAAAAATTCTAAAAAATCTAACCGTTTGACCCTTTAGTTTATATTTATTTTTTTGAATATTTTCACCAATAACTTCTCCTTGAAATGCTAAATTCCGACCTAAATTTCTAAATTTATTTTTTAAATCATTTTCTTTTGCAAATTTCCACATTGTATTTGTTTCAGATTCAACATATTCCCATTTCCTACCACAAACACCAAAATCACCATTATTATAATAAAAAGAACAGGAAGAACCATCCAATTTTTCGGTTACAATAAAACTTTGACCACCATATGTTAATGGAATATCTGGTAATATTTGAATTCTATCTTCATCTGTTTTTTGAAAAAATGATGGTAATTTACCTTTAACTTCACCCGACAATTCAGCAGGTATTGGTGGTTCATATTTAATAATACCAAGTATTTCTGTTACATCATAACCAACAATATTTTTAGTTTTATGAATATATTCTTGAATTTCGTTTGGTAGTATTGCCAATGAAAAACAAATTCCTTGTGATATTTGACCCCTTAATTTAACTGTTCTAATTCTAAATTTTGAATTCCTTAAAAATTCGAATTCTGGTTTCTCTGGAAGTATTGAATCAATCTGACAATATACAACTAAATCATTAACATTATATTCGCCTTTTTTTATAACAACATTCCAACCAAGAATACTTGCTAATTCAATTTTATCTGCACCATCAATAGGAGCAATTTTTGTAATTCGTTCAATTGTCGCTAATTTTCTCATAATATTTAGATTTTTTAAAATTTACGAAAAAAAAATAAAATTGTTACAAAATTAATAATAAAAAAACAATAAACCAAATCCAATACATAAAATCTTGATTATAAAAAAAATATTTATATATTTGCCCAAAATAAAAAAAGATATGAAACGATTTTTAATTAAAATATTTCTATTTTTTATATTATTTTTTTCCTTTATTAAAATATCAGAAAATATAACATTTAAAATAGATGAACGATATATTCTAATCTATGATAATGTTTGGGGAAGTATCTATAATCCTGTTATTGAACAATGTAATAATAATCCAACAATTACGGGTGATGGTTCAAAAATTAATATAGAAAAAGCAAGTGAACTTCGTTGGGTTGCAATTAGTCAAGATATGCTATATTGTATATATAGACAAAAATTAATTAATGATTCTACTGATAATAGATATAAAGGTAAAATTAAATATGGTGATACTATATGGATTGACAGTCCATATAATAATATTAATGGTATTTGGATTGTTCATGACACAAAAAATAAAAGATATTCAGGGAGTATTGATTTTTTACAAACACTAAATGATGGTAGTTTATATGACAACAACCCTCTTTGGTCTGGTAAATTTGAAAATATTAAAATATATAAATATAATAAAAATTTAATAAATAATTTATCGTAATGGAAAATAAATCTTATGGTCATTTAATGATTGATTTAGAAACAATGGGAAATGTTAAAAATTCAGCAATTGTATCAATTGGTGCTGTTGAATTTAATATTGAAAATGGTGATATTGGTGAAGAATTTTATGCCGTTGTTAATTTACAATCATGTTTGGATAAAGGAATGGTTGTTAATGGCGATACAATATATTGGTGGTTAAATCAAGATAAAAAATCCATAAATGAAATATTAAAAGAAAATTTTAATATTGATTTGGTTCTCGAATCATTCACAAGATTTTTTGATAATTTAAATTATCAAAATTTACAAATTTGGTCAAATGGTAAATATTTTGATTTACCAATATTAGAAAATGCATTCAATTTATGTGGTTTAAAAAAACCTTGGAAATATTCAAATGAACGTGATGTTAGAACATTATTATCATTATATCCTGATGTAAAAAATCTTGAATATTGTCCTAATGTCATTAAACATCATCCTATTGATGATTGTAAACATCAAATTAGAGAATGTAGTAAAGTTTGGAAATACATAATGAATAAAATATAGTTTGATAATATAAAATATATAAAATATTGTTTAATATGAATGATATAATAAAATTTTTAGGTTTAATTCCAATTATAATCTACTATTTATTGGAATCCTTTTTATTTGCAATTTTTACAAATTTTACATGGAAATTTTTTCTATTTGATTTGTTTAAAATTGAAATTAAATATATGCAATGGGTTGGAATAATTTGGATTGTAAAATTATTATATTTTAATGTGTTTGCACTAATACCAATTGCAAATAATCTAAAAAAAGAAAATAAAGAAACTAATAATGAAGCAAAATGAAATACATAAAAAAATCACCAAGAATAACAGTTAAGGTATATGATAATGATACTGAAGAATTATTAATTACAACAACCGACAGAAATTGGATGAATTTAGGTGAAATTTTTACACAACACCATATAACCAAATTAGTTGTTGATTCATTAAATAAAAGAAAAAAAGCAATACCATCTAATATACTGGTTATGGTTGCCGAAGAATTTTCATTGGAAGAATAATTTAATTATTTGTAACATTTTTTAAAAAATATCGTATTATCCATAAAAATATATTATAAAATAAAATGAAAGATAATATTAAATTATGGAATGATATTACATTCAAAACAGTATGTTATCAAAAAAATCATGATTTTATTAATGATAACGATAATATAATAACTGAATGTGATGGGGAAATATTAAAATTAAGAATCGAAGAAAAAAACAAACCCGAATTAATTGGTGAATATAATTTTTCAATATGGAATATTAAATTATGTAAAGACTTAAATATTTCCATTAATGAATTAATTAATTTTTATGATTTTGAAGATTCATATGGTGAATTAAAAAAAGAATTAAATAATAAATCAATAAGTTTAAATAATTATGAGAGATTTATTATTATACATTCTTTAATTCTTAAAGAAGAATATAGAAAGAAAGACGTTACCAAAGAATTTATGGAAATGATTTATAGGAATTATTATAGTAACAATACATTAATTTTAGGATTGGTAAAACCAATACAATACAATAAAATCGACCATTTTTTCTATTTAAATCATAAAACAATATACATAAACAAAAATAAATCTAATGAAATTAAATTTAATGCCTTTAAATATTATAATTTATCTAAATTTGATAATAATTTAGATTTTGAAAAAAATATATATAAACTTTTTTCTTTAGCAAAAAAAACTGATTTTGAAAGAATTAATGATTCCTTTCTTTTTAAATTTACTCCATTAAATATTCTTAAAAGGATAAATGAGAAGAAAAAAAATAAAACAATTTCTGAATAATAAAAATTTAAAACTATTTATATCTAAATATGATTAATAAATTATACATAAAAAAAATAAAACCAAAAAAAAAATGTTTCTTTCGTTATTCCTACAATAACAAAAAAACACCCAGAATATTAAAAAATTCTGGGAATTTTAGTTTAATAGAGTTATTAATAATCAATAATATCATAAAAAACAACAACCTATTTAACTAATTATCAATAAAATAATCATTAAAACTTAGTAATTATGAAAAAATATAACTTAATATTAATATTATTAATTAATTTTATTTTTTTTACTAATTCAAGTTCTACAACAAATACAAACGATAAAATTAATGTAAAAACAAATCCATATGAATTTGTTGATGATGTTATTTTTGGAAATTTTAACTTATTAGATTTTTATCCCGACCAATCGCCAATTAAAGACATTAATGCTAAAATAACGTCTGGTTTTGGATTAAGAATGCATCCAATTTATAAAAAAATAATATTTCACAAAGGTGTTGATATTGGTGTTAGAATAAATACTAATGTTTATGCACCAATGAATGGTATTGTAACTAAAGTAGAAAAATCTAAAAATGGGTATGGTAATAATATAATAATAAAAAATTCTGCTGGTTTTGAAATATTATTAGGACATTTAAGCAAAAATATATATGTTTCTGAAACAGATATTGTATATAAAGGTCAATTAATTGCAAAAAGTGGAAATACTGGTATGTCAACAGGACCGCATTTACATTATGAAATTCATAAAAATAAGAGAATAGAAAATCCATTAAAATTTTTTCATCTTAATAATAATTTAATTGTAAAAAATTGATAATATGAAAACAAAAATAAAAACAATTCACGAAGAAAATTTTTCAAACACTAATAAAAATATTGGTGTTCTATATAATTATTCGATTGATGATAATTGGTCAAATACCTTAACATATTATTATAATGACAATATGTACATTTTTTTTCATACCATTATTGATTTAATAAACTATCTTTTATATGGTGAAAAAAAAATGAATAGAGCATATATGAATGAAAATACTTTCGATGAATTCTATGATGCTGAATATATTAATGGTAAGTTTGAAGAAAATTTAAAGTGGGTAGATAAAACATAATTAATTATTTAATTTCATTATTAATAATTTTCTTCAAATCATTGGGAAGATATTCATATTTATAGAATCTAAATCCATCCCAATAATCATAATTTTCCAATAATTCAATTCTTTCATTTTCAGAAAGACTATCCCAATATTTTTTTCCATCGTTTTTCATTAATTATTTAATTTGCTGATAATATTATAAATTATAGGGTTATGTTTGTCGAATTTAATCTAAATGTTGTAATACCAGTATGACCAAGAATTTGATTAATCCAATATTTTGCTTGCTCAACATCTGTACCATCAACCAAAGGTGAAGCACTTACAATATTAGTTATTTTTGGACTATTAGAATACTCAGCAACTCTGATTGTTGCTGGTAAATTCTATTATCACCATAAAAACTAAGATAAATTAACTCAGTTCATTATTCAAATCCCCCAATAATATGATATTCTTTTGGGGTAAATGGATATACTGTTGTAGCATTACCCATTTTTGTTTTTAAACCAAAACCAAATAATGTAACACCACTACCTGCTTTAAATTCACCTTCAGCATTACCTTTTTGAAAAATCATTATGGACTTAGTTATTCCAGAATTCAAATTAATGTCATAATTATCAGTTGAAATATCTGAAAAATACGTGTTAGAACTTTCATCGCCCCAAGTTTTATTACCGCTAGTTTCTAATTTTTTAAAGCCATCATTGCACATACCATTCATCGAACCTTTAATATATATTTTAGCACCAGAACCAGCATCTAAAACACCTATTTGTTTAACTTCTGCTTTAATTAAATCACCATCTTCAAAAATTTCAGTTTCAAATTCAGTAATTGAACCTTGTGTTGTACTTGCACTTACAATAATTTCACCGATATTATACCAACTATCGTTTCTTTTTACTTTTAAATCTACAATAAAATTACCACCAGTTGGTTTTTCATTAAGGACGAGAGTAATTTTTTCAACAATAAAACCTCTTGTTATATAAATTTGAACTGTTTCACCTGTTGTAATTTCGCTATCTTCATCAGTTAATGCAAATGCAAGGTCATATGGTGAATCCAAACCCGTTAATTCACTACCATCACCAATAAATTTACCACCATAATAAGTTTCACCTGTATATATATTACTTTTTATTTGTTTAGCATTTATTGGACTTAAAAAATCAACCATAAGATTTATTATGTTATGTATAACAATTTATTTTTATTATAAATACCTAATTCAACGAAAAGTTAAATTGTTTCTACAAAAACAAACAAAAAAAAACGAATGATTCATCATTCGTTTTTTGAATAGAAATAAAAATATTATATTTTTAAATTATTCTTAGTTTATTTATTATTTGAATTATAATGTTTGTTTGATTTGCTGATTGTAATGATATATATTCTAATGTTTTTTCTTTATCCTTCTTTATATTATCCCAATAATATTTAGATAATTCAAATGGTGTAAGTAATTCTAATTTTCTTTTTAGATTTAGAAAATTTATTATTGTTGATAATGGTGTTATTTCATATTTACCGTTAAAATTCCATAAATTAATAATATCAATAACACCAGATTCCCAAGGTTTAATTGTTAAGGCTCTTTTTAATATTAGAGGTAATTTATTATTAATATTATTAATGTTATTAATGTTTTTTAAATATCTTTTAAATAAAAGAGGTATGTCATAATTAATAATATTGTAACCAGAAAGTATAGGAAAATATTTTGGTTGTGATTTCATACCATCACTAGATATTTCATTTAAAACATTAAAAAAACCATCAATTACAATTGATTCTTCATCATTTACAATTTTATTTATATAACGTTTTAATTCATTATTTTCATTATATACACCACCAAATGTAATTGATATAATTTTATTGTATTCGGGATAATATATTGCATTTTCTAAATAATAATTATTAAAATCAATAGTTTCAGTATTAATATTTTTTTGTTTGCATACTTCTAACCAAGATTGAAAAAGTAATGGATTTTCTTTTTCTAAAATTTCTAAATCAGGATATTCTAAAACACTTTTTACATTAAAGAAAAACATTTCATAAATAACCGATTTATTAAAAATATCATCAAACAACCCCATATTTAAGAAATTTATTCAATATTAAACAAATAGTATAATAATTTTAACAAAAATGGTCTATTTTCTTTTTTTATTTCTTTATATATGTTTCTAACATCATCCAAAGAATATGATTTTAATTCTTCTATTGAATATTCAGAATATTTAATAATATACTCTATTAATTGGTCTTTTTTCTTTTCATTTTTTTTTCTTTTTATTTCAATTTCATCCAATAAAAAACATCCACTTTTTTCGACTTCATTAATAAAATATTTTTTTTTATTGTTTGTATCGGAATTTAAATATTTTTCAAATTCATTATACTTCAAATTATCATCATCTGAATCAATGGATAATATTTTATCATTTAATTCCATGAAACATTACTTTAATTCATCATTAACTATTTCTTCTTCAATGCTTTGAGAGTCAATTTCTTCATTTATTTGTTTTTTCCTTATTGTTTTTCTTTTTGTTGTTGAAGATTTTTCATCTTTATTATTTTTTAAATCTTCAGTATTTTCTGTTGTAGAAATAGATTTTTCAAAATCTTTATTAATATTTTTAAAGGAATTAATTTTCAATTCATCAAGTTCTTCATAAAATTTTTTTGCTTCTTTTTCTAAAACAGATTTCATTTCTTCCATTTTAGTTGTAAATTCCTTTTCTTTTTCTTCAATTTTTTTGTTTGTTATTATGATAATATTTAAAAATTTTATTAAATCATCAATAATTACTTTACTATTTTTTGGTTTTATTTTAACAATATTACCAAGTTCTTTTTCTTGTAATAATTCACATTCAATATCTTTATTATTATTAAAAACCCAACCTTTTGGTAATCCAACTTCCAATTCCCACCAACCATCAATTGTATTTTTCTCAAACGATTTTAAATATTCGTCTGATTGTTTTAATATTTCATGTATTGTCATTTCCATTTTTTTTAAAAAATATATGAAAGAAATATTGTTAAAGAAACCCATAATATCAATTTCTCAATATTGGTTAGAGTAAAACGGGTTTCTTTTTTTAATTTAAATCTTCCATAAACTTTTATAGATAAATTAGTTATAATTTTTATTATAAAAATTATGGAAGATATAAATAAAATTTGATATATTTCGTTAATAATTTTCATTATTATTCTCCATGTGATTGTCCTTGATGAATACGTTCTTGTTGTTGAACGGGTTTTTGTTGAAGAATTTGTTGCTGTTGTGGTTGTTCATCACGGAAATATTGTTCAATTAAATTTATTTGATTGTTATACAAAGAAATACGACCTAAAATGTCTTGCATTTCTTCAATTTTCTTTTTATAAAGCATATTAGGGTCTGCTGCTAAACGTACTAATTCTAATTCATCGTAATACTTGTCATTTTTAATTTTATTAATTAAATCTAATTTTAAATTTGCCATATTATTAAAGTTTTTATTAGTTATTTTTTACAAAAATATACATTTTTTATATAAATTCCAAATTTATAATATTATTTTTTCTGGTTTATTTTTATTTTGAAAATATTCATCAAATATTGAATATATTTCCATTAATAATTTCATACTATTTTTATCGTTTTGATTATCTAAATTAAATACATTTTTCCAAAATAGAAAATGTTCATTGTTTTCAATTTCATTATTTTTATAATATCTATGATAATAATATTTATAAAAATATTCTTTTAATTTATTATTTTTTGTAAAATCAATTTCCTCTTTTTTAAAATTTTCACAAGTTTTATTAAAACACCAATTATAATGATTTTTTATATCATTGTCGTTGGATAATGTATCTTTATCAAGATAATAATATATTATATGGGATAATAAATTAATACTAAAATCCCTATAAAGTTCATTTCTTTGTCTTATTATATTTTTCAAAACAATAAACTATTTTAACGATTTTAACATTTCAATTAATTCTTTTTGTGGATGAACATCACTTTTATCTTGTCTATATGAAGAATGTGACCATATACCTGAAACACCATTAATTGCTTTTTCTGAATATGTAAACATATCTTCATTATAATCTAAAGGTATATCATATTTTTCATTGAAAAAAATAAGTAATTTACGTAATGATTCAATTTGTTCATCGGTATATTTTTCAAACCCATAAAAACCACGATATTGTTTATCATATATTACTACATTTTCAACTGGTTTTAAATTAGTATTTGGTATATTTTTCTTTTTTACATCATCCCATTTTGCAGGATACCACAATCCATTTTTTTCAATTAAACCACCCCAAGAATCTATTTCAATTCCAATGGAATGTTTATCTAAATTTGAATTACCAGCACCCAAATGATAAGCCCAATACTTGGATGAAAAACATTGAAATATTTTACCATCCCATTGAATTATTAATGCCGTGGCAATACGTTCTGCTGTCATTAACCACCACTTAATATCACCATCAACGCCTTGACCAGATACGGTATGATGTAAAACAATTTGATTTTTTTTAGTTTCTTCTCTAACATATTGATTATATGGAAAATCAACCAAAATAATTTCTTTTAAGTCTAATTTTGATAAAATTTTATTTTCTTTTTCGTTTTCTTTTTTTGTTTTCCAAATACCATCCATAACAAATAATTTATTTAAAATAATTTTTAGATAATTTATTATATTCATCTGTATTAATATTTAATTCTTTACATATTTTTTTTATTCTATAATTATTCATTAAAATTGCAATTGTTAATGAAACTATAAAAATAATCAATAATATTAAATAAACAAAAATTGAACATAAAATAATTTTTTTATTTAAATTAAAAATAACACCAAAAAATCCAATTAAAAAAAGAATAATAAATATAAACGTATATACATTTTTTAATTTTAATTCTTTATTTATATTATTTTTTGTAAAAAAACTATATATAAAAATTATCCACCTATTAGGTGGATAATTATAATACGTTTCCAAAAATTTTTCTTTACTAATATTATTTGTCATATATTAAAATCCTCTGTTTTTTTTAGTGCTTTTCGTATCAATAAAATTCTTTGGTTTATAATTTAATAAATGTTTCATTTTATTTAAAATTTTATTGTCTACATTTAAATTTTCATTAACAACATTTTTTTCTTTTTTTATTTTAAAAATACTATTTTTACCATCAGTATAAAATTTATAGTTTTCCATTAAATTTATAATCTTATCATTTTTTATAATTTTATAATCAACCGTTTTGCTATTATACTTATTACCAAAACCAGTTAAATCTAATTTAAATAATCCGTTTACATTTTCAGTGGTTAAAACTTCATGAATATTAAAATCAATAATTCGTTTTTTTCCTAATATATCAACATATCTTCCAGTAATCATTGATTCATTAATATCCTTATATTTGTTATATTGATTCATTTCATTACCATCATATACAGGTTGTGATTCTTTATTATATAAAGGTTGTTTTTTACCATCTTCTAGTTGTTTTTTTCTTATTTCATAAAATTTATCACCCATATCTTTTTTCATTCTGTCTTTAAAACGTTTACTTGGTTCTATATCAAATTTAACGGAATGTAATCCTTTAGTATATAAATCCACTTCATTTTGTTCTTCTTGTGTTCTATTACGTTTAGGTATTTCATTACCCTTATCATTATCACTATTACCTACATTTTTTAGATGTGTATTACTATTAGCATTAGTTGATTTAATTTCTTGCTTTTCAATATCCACACCTAATTTTTGTGGGTCTTTAATTGTTATTTGTTGGTCTTTCCATTCTAATTCTTTTTGAACATCAATTATTTTTTTAGTTCCGCTATAATTTAAATCTTTCTTAAAATTAGATGGATTTTGATTTATAATTCTTTGCCTATCCACTTCTGTTGATATTTTTCTATCTTCATTCATGTTTGATAATATATTATGATATTTAGAAATTGCTTCCAATTCTTTATTTACTTGTTCAATAAATTCAGATTCATTTAATCCACCACTTTGTTGTGTTCCTGTTGGAACTGATGATGTTTCCATTTTATTAGACATTGAATCTTCTCTTGATTGTAATTTTGAAGCATTTACCATACTTGTTGCATCTTCATTTTGTTTAGTATAATATTTTTTACCATCTGGTTTATTATCGCCACCAAATAACCAATCCTGAACATCAAAATAATATGGTTGACCTCTATGTTGTTCTATTTTATATAGAATACCTCTTTTGGTTTCTTCTTTTGACATAAAAAAATGAGTATAATCAACTCTTTCTAAATAATATGGAATATCATTAACGTATATTTTTATTCTTTCACCATAAAATTTTTCTGATTCCAATTCATTAACATATTTTTCAAAACCAGAAGAATCTGTTAAATATTCACTTTCACCTATTTTTGTTTTTATATTCCTCTTTGCTTCATAAAAAATACCATCAAATCTATCTGCACGTAATCTATCATCAACAGCATCTTTTACTGAATTAATTAAATCATTATAAGTCATACCACCATTTTCATCAATATAATCCCATAAAGAATTAGTATCTCCCAAATCATCCCAATCTACATAACCAATCATTTTATTTGCAAATTTTAATGCAACATCATATAATGCTTGACCTTTTAATTTAGGAATATCATTTTTTGTTAATTTTCTAGTTTTAAGTAATGCTTGTAATTGTTCTGATGTTTCAATCATTTCATTATCATTAATTAAATTTTCATTTTCTTGTATTATTTTACCACCACTCCAAATTGGTTTTCTAATAATTTTGGATTTTTTACCCTTCATTAAATCACCATTACCCCATGCCGATGGTGTTGCATAACCAACATATCCAACAGAACCACCTGCACTTCCACAAGATGTTGTTTCAGAAACATCATTATCCTTTTTACCATTAATTAATCCTTTATTTCTCATGGTTTCCTCACCTGCTTTTTTTATTTGATTAATACCACTTTTATCCCTTCTTTTTTTCTTTTTTGGTATCGCTCTTTTATATTTTAGAATATATTTTGGACTATTTAATACATAATCATTAAATATCATATTTTGAATTGTTTCATTGTAATGATATCCATATTTTTCTTCACCATTTTCAGCCATTTCATCATAAATTGCAGACAATTTTGGGTCTGAAAAAACCAAGGCTTCCATTTTAGGTAAACTAAATATTTTCTTTTTTAATGATTGTTCTTTTTCTGTTAATAATGAATCAATTTCATTTAATTTAATATTCAACCCACTCATATTTTTTTTAAAGTTATCTTCCAACCCTTTTGATTGTTTATTTATGGGTTTTTTTAATGTTGGTTTAAAATTAGTATTCTCATTCATAATTATTTAATATCAGTTTTCCAAAATTCACGTTTTTGCCATAAAACTTTATATACGGCTTCTAATGAATCTTTTATTGTTGAAATCATTTCATTTCTTGATTTACTATTGTTTTGTTTTAACAGTTTTGCAATTTCTTTATCTAATAAATCAGATACAAATTTATTCAATTCATCTTTTACTATTGACTTTATTTCACTACTATTCATTATGAAACTATTCTTATTCATAAATACTTAAAGAAAACGAAAAATAGTATAAAGGATTAATTAGATATTAATAATGTTCCAAGAACACCAACACCCACACCAATAGTAGTATAAATAACCGAATTTTTATTTTTATAATAAAAATTTTGAACTTTTTGCCATCCATTTGGATTTAAATGCTCTTTTGTTATATTAGGTATAACATAACTTTCAATATTTTCTGTTTTAAAAAAATCATTACTGTTTGTAATACTGAATGATACTGGATAACCCATTTTTTTATCATTTTTCCATTGAAAATCAATGTATTGTTTATTTGGAAAATAAAGTGAATCTATTAATAGAAATGGTGTTTTTTCAATACTAATTGGTTTAATATCATATACTGTAAATTTATATGTAACGAATTTGTTTTTATTGCTATAATTATCTTTAAAGACGATTTTATTAGTAATAGTATCTACAATAGTTTCACCATCATGTAAAAAAGAATCAATTTTTAAATTTGTTTCAATCAATGCAGCAGCAATAATATTATTTTTATTTTCTAAATTATTAATTCTATTAATTAATTCTTTTTGCATTGAATTTAACTTACCACTAATTTCATTTAAATTTTTTATAGTTTCTTGCATGGTAAGTTTTTCAGAAACCAATTCGTTATTTTTATTTCTATATGTTGAAATAGTATCTAATAAAGCATTTTTTAGTTTAATTTCATTTGAAATTTTATCATTTAATTTTTCAATTCTTTTATTTTGTAAAGTAAAAATTATGATAAAAATTATTATAAAAAATAAAATAATTTTAATATTTTTTAATATATAATCTAAAATTTTATTCATAATATAATTTATATTAATTTATTTGTTTAACACCTCATTTCTCCAATATTCAGAAAATTTATTATAATAATTTTCAATTCTTTTAATAATTTCATCATATTTTGGATTATCTGGTGAATATTCTTCAAGAAAATCAAACATTACACCAGAACTATTTTCTTCTTTTGTTACCTGATAAGTAAATTCAATAACCCCATCAACAACACCACCCCAAAAAATAAGATTATCATAAACATATAAATCAAAAAAAATAACACTTACTGTTTCATTTTCGGGCATATTATCAAACAATGCCAAAAATTTATTTTCTTCATTTTTTTGGTCAATAGTTGTTATTTTATTTAAACCAATTTCATTTTCTTCTTTTTCTTCATTTAAAGAACGTGTTATTTTTAATAAATCACGCATTGTATATTCTTTTAACAATATTTTTTTTTGATTTTTCACATCATATCCATTACGCATACGATTAAGAAAAATTCTCATTTCGTTTGATGTTGTTGTTTTTTTCATATTAATCTAATCTTTTGTGTCTTTCATTTTTAATAAATAGTTTTTTTATTGAATTTTTCTTTTAAATTCATTAATATCAAACATTGGATTAAAATAAGTAAAATCATCAATATAATTACTCATGAAAACAATTCCAATATATTTATATATATTTTTGTGATAATGTTGAAATTCAATAACATTTGAAGGAATATTGTGTTTTTTTAATAAAAATTGACACAATAAAATTAAATTATTAAATTGTGTTTCAGGTATTTTTTCCCAATAAGAACAACTCAACCATTTTTTTTCTATAACACTATCAAAATCACAAACCTCATTTAATTGATTAATAAATTCACCATTAGGAGATTCAACCAAACCGCCCATATTTTCTAAAACAATGGATATTATTTCTTTATTGTTTTTTCCATCAATTAAATAATTAGTATAATATTCATCATTATAATGTTGAAAAACGTTACCGTTTCTATCTATAGTAAACGTATTCCACATCTTAGATTTACCCATTTCGTTTTGTTGTAATCTAAGAATGTGGTAATTTTTTTTTCTTAAACTAAAAGAAATGACAATTTGTTTTTTTTCTGTTTTTGTTTTTATATAATTATTTTCATTAATTGAAAATGTTTTATCATCAATATTTAACATAGAAAATTATAATTTCCAATATGGATTTTTTTTTAATTTTTTTGCATCTTCAATAAGAATTTTCAAATCTTCATTATTATAAAATTCTTCAGGTTCAAAATTACCCAAATTATCCACAATAGTTAAAGACTTTTTTAATAAATTTGCTTTTATTCTTAATATTTTTTTTTCGTTTTTATTCATTTTATTTCATGTTTTCAAGAATTCTAAACGCACTATCATAATTTTCAATTAATAACATTGCATCATTATATGCCATACCAATATATCTTCTTTTACCAGAAGTAACAAAAACACCTAATTTATCCATTTCTTGCAAAAAATCATCAACCATTTTATTTGAATTTTGAATATTGGTTCTTTCACTAATAATTGATTTTAATTCTAAACCAGGAATTACTTTATCACCAACATTCAACTTACCTTCATTATAAATGAACATTAATAAAGAACGATATCTATCTCTTTTTGTATATATTTTTTCAAAATAATCTTTATTTAAAAGATAAAGATTATATTCAAAATATTCTCTAAAATAAACACCACCAATTATTATCAATTCATTAAACACAACAATTATTATAAATAAAAATATGATTTTAGAATCTTCTTTTTGAATATCATTTAATTTTATAGAAAATTTATCGTTTTCTATATTAATTGCCTTTTCTTTTTCTTGTTTTAATTTATCAATCCTGTTTGCAATTTCTGTTGATTTTTCAGTAAAAGCATCCCTTTTATTACTATAAACAGTTTCACGTGCATCATTAATATAATTACTATATTCTATAGTAAGATTTTCTAAAATAGGGTCATATCTTCTATTAATTGAATCTAATTTATTAGATAATTCTTTATTGACAACAATGTTACTGAAATGATTTGTATCTGCCAAATTTTTAGAACCAGATATAGAAAGATAAAAACTTAAAACAACAACTGATACTAAAACAATAAACCATGTTATTATATTAAATTTAATTTTATTTGCATTTATAATAAAATCATGGGAAAAATTTCTAACAATATATCTTTTTATAATTTCAAACATTGTTAAAAAAATCACAGTAAATAAAAATGATAATATATTATTCCAAATACCATCAATTAAATTCACTTTAATTGCTTTTTGTAACGATGGATATACTAAAAAATAAGCAAAAAATATTGAACCAATATTTCCAAAAAAAGAAAATCTATATAACCATTTATCTAATGATTTATTTTTACCCTCAAAATCCTTTTTGTTTATTTTATTTCTTAATGTATCATATTTTTTTATATCCATATTATTAGTTTTACAATAAATAGTTTATGTTTTACTATTTTTATGTGATTTTTAATGACGAAATACCGTTATCGTCAGCAATTACGTCAATAATATAATCGGGTTCAATATTAACTTTATGTTCAATGATTAAGACCCTTTTCGTGTAATTTTTTATTAATTGTAATATTTCTATAAATTCTTCAACACTATCTTCATCTAATTTACCCATAACTTCGTCTAATAAAAATATGTCGGGTTTTGACTTAATATTAATTTGATTTAAAGCAAATTTTAAAACAATACTTGCAAACGTTCTTTCCTTTCCACTCGCACTAATTGTATCAATTATTGCTGTTGGTCTTGAATTATATGCCAATTTTGGTTTTAAATCATTTTCATCTAGCCAAACTTTAAATGGTGATACTGATAGTATATTTTCAATAGTTTTATTAATTTTTGGTATTAAATAATTAACCAATAATTGTTTTGGTATACCATCCCTATGTACACAATTTTTATATAAACCCATCACTTTATCACGATATTCTTGTTTTTCAAAATTAGAAATTAATTCTTTATTATTTTTAATTTGAATTTCTTTATCTCTAATAAAATTTTTAATAATAAAAATATTTTCTTTGATTTTATTTTCTTCGATTTCAAAATTTTGTAATTTTTCTTTACTTAAAATAATATTTCTTTCCGTTTTTTTGTTTTCTTCAATTTGAAGTAAAGAATTTTCATATTCAACAATTTTTTGTTTTAAAATTGCAATTTTTAGTTCTTCGTTTTGTATCAAAAGTGGAATACTATCAAGTTCTTTTTTTATTTCATTATATTTTTCGACATCATTTTTATCGTTCGTTAGTTTACCAATTTCAACTAAAACAAATTCCATGTCAATAGAATTTTTAGTGATTATATTTTTTATATTTATTACCTCATTTTTTAAAACTTCAATTTCATTTAGAATATTATTTTTTTCTTCAGTTTCAATTATTTTTATTTTTTTTGCAATATTAAACATCTCATTTTCTTTCAACTGAACCAAATTTTTTATTTTTTCTAAATGTTCTGGTTTATTTATTGGTTGACCACATAAACTACATATTTTACTTTTTTTCAAATCAGTAATTTCTGTTTTTAAATTAGAACCATCATTTTTTAATCTAAAAATATTTCCATTCAATATTTCAATATCATGTTCTTTTTCACGTATTTTATATTCAATGTCTTTAATTTTAAATTTATTTTCGTTTTCTTTTTGTTTATGTTCATCTCTTTTTAAAATTAAAGATTCTAATTTTTTTTCATCATATGTTTTTATTAATAATTTTGCATTATCATTTAACAATTTTTCACGTTTTTTTATTTCTAAGATATTATCTTCCCCATTTTTTATTTCATAATTAACATCTTCAATATTAAGATTATATATTTCTGAATTGATTCTATATAATTTTTTTGTTTGTTCTTCAATATACTTTTTTCCATTACTAATTCTATTTTGAATATTTGGTAGTTCAATAGTTTCAACGGCATTTAGTTTATTATTTAATTCATCAATTTCTCCACCCAATATTCTATTTTGTTCTTCAACAGATTCAACATTACAGTTTATCCTACCTTTTTCATTGATTCTCTTTTGATACAATTTAAAAACGTCTAATTTTTTATCAAAAATATCTAAACCAGCATCAAATAAAATAGAATCAATAAACACCGCCATATCATTTGATAATATTCTATTAAGTGTATCTGATGTGGTCATAACAATACGAATAAAATTATCATAATTACCAAGAATTGATTCAATCTTTTTTTGTGTTTTTAATCTATTATCATCATCTAATTTATCAATAATATTTTCATCATTCATATCATCATCTGGTGTAGAAAGTAAATAATAGTTTAATGTTGTTGAAACATTAATTATTTCACCTGATTTATTTTTATTAATTTCAGTTTTCCTTTTTAAACCATAATATTCACCGTTTACATCAATAACCATATAACCACTACATGAAGTAGCATCGTTTCTATTATTAACATATCTAATATCACCAAATTTCTTTTTTGTTTCAGTTTCTAATGTTTTATTATATAAAATATATGATATTAATTTCATTATTGTTGTTTTACCATGAGTATTCATTCCTGTAATTTGATAAAGACCATTCATATCTTTCCAATCAACATCCAATTTATCGTATGACATAAAATTAATACCACCAAATTTCACAATATCCCAACTAATGTGATTGTTTTCGGTTGTTTTTATTTCATTACTTATTTCATTATCGAGATTAATCACATCATTAATTGTTTTATCATCCACACCAATCTTTTTTAAATATTCTTTAAATATATTTTGTTGAATTTCAATATTATTAATATCATTTAATTCAACATCATTATTTACATCAATTTTATCTTCTTCAAGAAATTGATTTTTATGGGAAATGTTTATAATTTGACTATCAGAATATTTTGTTTTAATAAAATTGATTAATTTTCTTTCATTTTCTTTTGTTCTTGCTTGAGGTAATGTTAACCACAAAAATCTAATTTTCATGAAATTAGTATGATTTTCAATTTCAAAATCTAAATCATCAAAATCAGTAAATGGTGTTATTTTAATATTTTTAAATGAAAATTCATTTTCAATTGGAATTTCTTTATGTGTTTTATTTATAATATCCCATAAAATATAACCATGAAAATTATCATCACCTTCACTAAAATCTTGTGCAATTAATGAACCAGAATATGCTTTTGTGTTATTTTTATCAAGAAATTGCATTTTATGTATATCACCAAAAAAAGAAAAATCCCCTTTAAAATCCTTAATTCCAAAAAAAGAATTGCTTTTTAATTCAAATCCTGTTGTTGATTTAGAACCTGTTATGGGGTCATGAAATAAATCAATGTATATTTTATTAGAATCCCTATTCTTTAAAATATTTTTCCCTTCTTTAAGTAACCAAGGATTGTTTTTTAATTCACCATGATGCCAAACACACCAAATAACATTTTCATCTTCATAAAAACCAGTTTTATTATAATAAATAATTTTATTATTATCAAGTGTTTTTACAATTGCTTCTATTGAATCAACTCGTTTTAAATTTTTTTTACGACAATCATGATTACCTCTTACAATTCTAACGGGTGCTATTTCTGATAATTTTTTTAAAAATTTATTTGTCAATATTAATTGTTCACCCTGTAAGTCAAGATAATCATGTACTAAATCACCAACAATAACTATTCTATCTGGTTTTTCTATATTTAATGATGAAATTAAAGAATTAAAAACATTTTCATATTCTTCGTTTCTAGTTGGAATTTTACGAATGTGAATGTCTGCCAAATGACAAATTTTAGAAATTTTATTATTCATAGTTAAAGAATTTTAATTTTTACAAAAATAAAAAATTTTTTTTGATTTCAAAAAAATAATTAATTCTTGTCAAAATGGCACATTAAAATATAATTAACTGTAATTTTGTCACTTATGAATTATTGGTATTCTATTTGAAAGTTTGTATTTTTACAAAAAAATAACATTTATTAAAAATTTATAACTATGATGATAAGAAAACGAAATTGTAATCAAATTAAACCATTTAATTCATTATTCTTTGATTTTTTTGATGATATTTTATTTATGCCAATTAATGAAACTGAAAAATCACCAAATTATGATATTATCGAAAATGATAATAATTATGTTATTAACGTATCATTACCAGGTGTAAAAAAAGAAAACATTTTAATTGATGTTGAAAATAATAATTTAATATTAACAGCAGAACGTAATGAAAACAACGATTTGAAATATAATTATAAAAGAACTTTTTTTGGTAAATACGAAGAAATTTTTACACTTTCAAAAGATGTTGATAAAGATAATATTACCGCATCATTATCAGATGGTATTTTAATAATTACAATACCTAAAAAGGATTTTGAAAAAGAAAACAATAAAAAAAGAATTGAAATTAAATAATAAAGGGATGATTAATCGTCCCTTTATTTATTCATTAATAATACAATTTTTTATTTTTGTTTTTATATAATTAACCCTGTTACTTATAGTATTACTACTCATATTAAATTCTTTACCAATTTCACAATACGAATAACCCAACACATATTTCATTTCAAAAAATTTAGAATCTTGACATGAAACATCACTAAAAATATTATTAATTGTATTTGTTGTTTCAAAGCAAATTAAATTAGAATCATTATATTTCTCAAAATCAGTATAGTTTGAAGAATAATTATAAATTGTATCTAAACTTATTGTTACATTTTTATTATTTAATGAATATCTCCATTTATCAATAACGTAATTATTGGCAATACTAATAACCCAAGAACTAAATTTAGATTTATTAAAATCGTAACTATGTAAATTACAAAAAACACGCATTAAAATTTCAGAAACATCATCTTCAATATCAAATTCTGAATAAAAATTTTCTTTATTTTTTTTTCTTAAATAATTTTTTAAAAATGTTTTATATTTACAATATAAATTATTTTCAGATTTTTTATCACCATTTTTTATATTTTGAATCAATTCTATATCTTCCATTAAAATTTTTTTTAAGAACAAATTGGTCATCAATTGTTAAATTTCTAGCACTATATAATAAATCAACAATTTTATTCGAACCATTATTTTTACGATATTCATCAATATCTTCATTTGTTGGTAATTTTAATATTTTTATTTTATCTTCACATCCCACATAAATATTGTATAATGAATAATATAATTTCATTGTATTTTCATATGCATCTAAGTCTAACAATAATATAATATTTGGTTTATATTTTTTTAGTGTTAAAAACAATTTTGTTGAAATTTTTTTACCTAAAATTGGTATAGTATTAATTGGTATACTTAACATATCAAAAACACCTTCAACTAAATAAACAGTAGAATCCCAATTAATATATCCTTCATTAAAAATAATGTTATCTTTATTAATTTTTGGATTTAAATATGAGATAATTTTCTTTTTTTTATCATTATCATAATTTCTTGCAATAAAATAATTAACACCACCTTCTTTATTAAAAGAAGGAACAATTATTCTTTTTCTATATTTACCTTCTAAACAAAAACCAATTCTATATTTTAAAATTAAATCCCTACTAATTTTTCTTTCATTCACCATATAATTATATGCTTCAAAATGTTCAAGATTAATAGGATTCATTTGTGAAAAATAAATCATTTCTTCTGGTAATTTTAATTCAAATTCTTCATCATCATTAAAATTATCACTTTCTCTAGTTTGATAAGAATATCCATATGATTTATATTCCTCATAATCAATTTTCGTACCATATAATTTAATTAATCTACCTAATGAGCCAGAAAAGTTAGGATTATCACATTTCCAACACTTAAAAACACGTTTGGCAGTATTAATTTCAAGATTATATTTACCATCAGGATATGGTAAACCTTCATATTCTTGACACCTTGGACAACATACTTGTAACTGTTCAGATTCTAAATATCCTTTGACATCCTTAAAAATTCTATTAAGGATTGGATGTATTTCATATCCTTGTATTGTTACCATATGACACAAAAATAAAAAAAACATTCTATAAAAAAAATTTTTAGAATGTTTTTTTGTTTATTTAATATATCCAAATTAATATTTTTTGAAATCAATTAAAAAGGGAAAAAAGGTTATTAATCTATTTAAAAACCCTGGGCAATATATCCTAAAATTACCAATACCTGTATTTGGGTCAACACCCAAATTAATATGATTTGTTTGTATTTCATTGAATAATTCAATTACTTTACTTTTAATTAAATTATCATTATTATTTTCCGAATTTTTATATTTCTGAAATTCTTCATAAAGTTTTGAATAATCTTCCTTTATTTTTTCATTTTCGGCTAATAATTGTGATATTTGTTCTTCTAACCATTCAATACCCATTTTTTTATCATCATCAATTATTAACAAATCATCATCTTTTTTTTCTATAGAAAGTGGTATATCTTGTAATAATTCTTCAACCTTTTTTTTAGCCTTTAGTTCACGTTCTCTATGGGTTGATTTTTTTACAACACTTTTATTTGATGGTGTGTTTTTAGAAAAAACATTTTTTTTCATAGTTGTTGTTTTTTCTTTAGCCAATTTCAATAATTTATTATCCGATTTTGCCATAACTTATTTATTATCAATATTTACATTTAAATGTGCAATTAATCCATTTTCATCATTCCAAATGAAACCATCTGCACCTTTTATTTGACCAATATATCCCTTTTTGTGTAACCATTCATCTGTTCCTGTTAAACTGGATAAATATCTAATTGTAACACCTAATTCTTCATTTAAATTATTATTCTTATTAATTTCATATTTAATAGTTTTTTTTCTATGTTGATGCCCAATATGCCATTCATGATACTTTGTTTCACTCCACATTTGTTTAGATGGAATATCACTAGCCATAATCAAAGGTAAACTACTTTCTTTTTCTTCACTACCATGAGTAAAACCTAACAATACATTACCAAACTTATAATATTTTCTTGGTGATGCATGTGTATCAACAGTAACTTGTGTATCATTATTAAACCAAGCACTAATAAATTTACCTAAATAAAAACTTCTCTCATAATCATGATTCCCTGGTATAACCAACACATCAACAGGTACACCCGTTTGTTTTAAAAAATTAATTGCATCAACAATTAATCTACTACCAATATCAAATGTTTTTTGCCAACGTAAATCTTCGTCTTGTCTAGTACCTTTTGTTGTAGTATTATATATCGTATCTGAATTAAAAAAATCACTACCAATTGGAAATAATATTCTTGAATATGAAAAACCAACAGACCTTGCTAATAGTTGTTTAATTGCTCTTAAAAATCTACTTCTTGCAATTTTAGTGTCATAATTTTCAAACGTTTCACCACCCCATGCCAATTTACCAATATGTAAATCAAAAATTGAAATTTCTAATAAATTATTTTCTTTAAAATCTTTATTAATATTATTAATTTCTAATATTGGTGGTTCATAATTTTTTATCATATCAATAAACAATTCACCAATTTTTCTTTCGTGAAAAATTTTATTGTTCCTTATTAAATTTGCTTTAACTTGCCAATTTTGAATTGTTTCTGGTTTTTTTTGTTTCCAACTAGTAACATCCCATTTGTTAATTGTATAATTATTTACTTTCCATAATTCCAAATCAACATTTGCTTCCTTAAGTAAATCATCCAATGTTTTTATGGTTTTTGTCGTTTTTATTTTACCATTCCATTCAATAATACTTAAATTATTATCATCAGAATATTTAACATCGATTTCCTCTTTTGAATCTTCTTTTATTTCTTCATTTTCAGTAAAAAAAGTTGATTGTTTAATATAATTCAAATAGGCACTATTAAACAAATTAAAGGAATCAACATCTAATTTATTTTTTTTATGTTTTTTATAAACATCTGATTTTACGTTTTTTACATATGTGCTTGCAAAGCCAAAATCTAATGACGCTTTTCTAAGAGAAATTTTATTTTCAAGAGCATAATTAATAATTTCAATTGCTTTTTCTATTCTTTCTATTGTCATAATATTAAAATTTTTCCAAAAATATAAATTATTACAACACCATGCAAATTTTTTTAAATGAAATAATTACCAGATTCTTTTAAAATCTTAATATTTTCTTCAATTTTTTTACATTCATCTAAAAAAGATAATTCAATATCTAATGTTAAATTAAACCATTCTCCTTCCATTCTTAAATAAGAATATTTTCGTTGTAATGTTTTTTCTATCAAATTTGCAAATTCTGATTGGTATATTTCAACCAACTTTAATTTTAAAGAATTTCCTGTTTGTAATTGATTCAATCTTTTATTTGGATGTTTTGATAAACCTATCTTATAAAAACCATCATCTAACGATTGAATTAAATAAATATATCTCATTTAATAATTCCCAACTTTTTTAATCCAGCAAAACCAACAGCATAACTATCAGACATATCAAAACAAATATCTTTTGGTTCATTGCCGTTTTTTTTATAAAACCATTCAATTTCGGGTTCTAATTTACATACTTTTTCCCAGATATACAACTTTTTTTTCTTTTGATATTCTGGTGGAAATGATAAAGTTTCAACTAATTTATTTTTTATTTTTTTTGTATGAACCAATTCTGTACAAAAAAGTTTTCTTGATTCATAAACACTAATTTTCATTGGAAATTTTTGAAAAATATTATATAATATGTATCTACAAATACCATTAAACCCAAATAACAATGCTACCGTATTTGCATTATTGCTTCCACCTAATGGTTCTTCAACAATAATATGTTCTATTTTTCCATTTAATTTCTTTTCAATTTTTTCTTTATATTCTAAAGCATATTTCTTAAAAATATCCGCTTTATGTAAATCTCTATTATCAACTTGAATATTTTTATCAATTTTTAATTCAAGGTGTTTTAATTCAATTAATTTACCCTTATCATTCCATAATGCACTACCAATATTTGTTGTGCTTATATCTAAAGACCATATGTATTTTTCCATTAATATTAAATTTCTTTATTATCATCTATTAATTTTTGTATTTCTTTCGGTCTTTTTAAATATAAATTAATTAAATCTTCAACAATACCACCAATTTTAATAGATTTACCCATACAAAAATTTTTAAATTTTTTATGTAGTAAACCATTTATTATAATTGATTTGGGTTTTATTACATCGTTAGCCATTTATTATAAAATTTAATTTTAAAATTTATTTTTATAATAAATACTACGTTTTTATAAAAAAATGTAAATTTTTAGTATTTTATTAAAAATCAAGTGCAAATAATATTGTTTTTGATATTGTTGAATCTTTTTGTATTGGATTATTTAGTTTACCAATAGCAACCAAATTTTTATTTTCATCATATAAACCAACTTCACTAATATATACACTTGATGTACCATCCCAAGTTAAATTATTTGACGAATTAAATTCGTTTAATGCTAAATTAATTGACATGTCTAATACATAAACATCTGCCTTTATATCAGCAGTTACATTACCCAAAAAAAATGTTTCCTCACCAAACGATAATTTATCCGTTTCGTTTTTAGATGGATATTTTAATTTATATAATATATCTGGATTATTAAGTGTGTATGATGGATTATTATTTTTTAATTCAACTCTAATTTTTTTATTATATAATTCATTACCAGTAAAATATTTAACAGTTCCATGTCCAGGAATTTGATTAGTTACGTTTTTATATTTCCAAACATTATTTCTTGGTTGATTTTCTTTTACTGTTTGATATATGATATATAAATCGGTTGCACAATAACCAAAACCATTATTAAAATCATTTAAAAATATAAACTCATTTTTATCAAATTCAAACAATAATTCATATGTATAAATATTATCGGTTTCAACTGTTATTTTATTAATATAATTACAGTGAATTGCACTTGAATATCCATCCTTTTTATTAATCAATGCATATGTTACATAAATATCGTATTTCATATTATAATATTATATTTTAACTAATTTTAAAATTAGGTAAAGTCCAAGACCTATTTGATTTATAAGATAATGCAAATAATAATTCTTGGTCTTCAATAACAAATATCTTTAAATCGGGAAATACTTTACCCACAACATTATCCCAATTATCACACAAATCATAATAATTAATATTTAAAGATTTAGTATCACCAGTTAATAATTTTAATCCATTTTTTGGTGTTAATGTTAATCCTAATTTTGGTGTTATATTTTTATGCCACATTATTGTTGGTATTTCCAATTTAACATTATCTAATAAAAATCCCTCACCATATACATTTGCGGGTGAATTATTGGTATAATGTATAACACCTAATTTTTTATATGTTGGATTTTGATTTTGAATATAAGATACAAAACCACCCATTGATTTGTTTTTAAATTTCGTATATTTTAAATTATTAGTCGAAATTCCAATAATTTCTTCGGTAAAAATTATTGACATATTCCAAAACGGAAAAACAATTGTTGGACATTGACAATTTTCTAAAAAATTAATTACACTATTATCAACATAATCAGTTTGCGACATATTAAAAACAGAACTACCACTATATGTTAATTTGTTAGGAAACACAATTACTTGATTAGTTTTTCCTGTTATAATACTTGAACTATAACCACTAAAAATTGGTAAATCCCTATCAACTTTAACAAAAATATAATCATTATTATTTTCAAAAATTTCTTCAATTTTGTAAATTAATATTGGATTTGGTGTGTTTTTATTTATATTATCTGCTGTTGTTGTATTTACTGACCACATTATTAATATATAATCATCAACCAACAATTCATCATATAATATACCATCATTTCCTTTATATAAATTTAATGAACTACCACCATTTATTTCAGATGGTTTTACAAACAAATCACTTCTTTTTATATGATTACTATCTATAATAAATCCAGTGCAACCACTATTAAAAAAACCAATAGAATCAATTGAATTTTCTACAGTATAATTTGTTATTGGAATTGATTGTATTTCATTATAACTATCACCATTAAAATTACGTGGTATTGATGATATTATATTTGGGTTTTTATCAAATGCATTTAATATAACAGAATCAAATCCACTATAATCTGAAGAATCTTTATTTATTTCATTAATTAACCTATAATCAATTTCACTATCACCAACAACAAAATATTTATAATTTAATTTACCTTGTGAAAGTAATTCCCTACCCTTAGACGTTAATTTTATATTAATTACTGTTGGGTCATTTTTATCAATAAATCCCATATTATTTATTTGTTTTAATATAAATACATTAATTATTAAATTTTAAAAAAATATTAAAAACTACTACCACCAGAAAGATTTGCTCTAATTGAAAACTTATTTTTCCCAACTATTCTTATTGGAATTTCTGTGCTTCCAATATAACCTATAACTGATGTTAGTTCAATATATCCATTTGTATTTCTAAATGAAACACCCTCATCTTCATCATCAAAATTATAATTAAAATTAATAAAAACATCTTCTAAACTTTTTATAGTAACACTACCTTCTTTTGGATTTGGTATTGTTTCGGCAAAACTATTATATTGTGTATTTCTAATTGCAGTATAAACCGAATCCTCAAAAATTTCATCGTTTTCTTCTTCATTATTATAATCAAAAATTTTAAGTTTAGTTTCATTATCAAAAGTATTACCAGGAATTTTACTATTTTCACAACTAACCTCTAAATGATAGTTAAAATTGATTAAAAAACTATTAAAAACATTATAATCACCAAGACTACCAACATAACTAATTTGAACACTTGACCTATAATTATCAATCTCTCTTGCATTTATTAGTTTAATGCCGATATTGTTTGTTGTTTTAACTGTTTTAATTTCCCCATATCCAAAACCAAAAGGATTTTTTGCATATGCTCTATAGAATACGTTCGTATTAGGTATTAATTTTTCAATATATAAATCAAATAAAAACGGAATAGTATTAACAGATACATTATGTTTTGATATTACAATATCTTTTTTGGTTTGATAAAATAATTCATTTTCATTTCCTAATGTTGGGTTTTGGGTATATATTAATCCATGTTCAAAAACTAATGATGGGTCAAATCCACCGCTATTTGTTATTGTGTTTCCACTAATATCAACCGACATATCCCCAACATTTTTTGCTTCACCAGTTAAAATAGTAGGTATTTGATAAATTATTCGTTTTGTTAGTCCACTATATATATTATCACCACGATATTCAACACCATCAATTATAAAAAATGACCTATATCTATAAAAACTATTTGGTGTTAAACCCGTAATGCTATATGAATATTTATTTTCGCTTAACGGTCCTGTCTTTAATGTTGTTCCACTCCATGCCATGATTAATTATTTTATTTAATATACCGAACAAACTATTGATTCTAATGTTTTATCATTACCTAATACATATCCACTACCACAAAGGGATTTGATTGTAATTTTTGAAATTCCAGATTCTCTTTCTTTACATTCACTTATTGCATGTGTCATAAAACTATAACAATCACCATATCTAACTACTATTGGTGGAATAGTATAATTACAAGAAATTTTACAACCAAATTTATCACATATGGTTTTTTGATAATAAGTACATCCATTACAATAAACAAAAATTTGTGGACCTAATGAACCTAAATATATACTATCTCTAAACATACAATAATTTAACACAAAACAAAATTCATCATCGGGATTTTGAACTGGTGTTAAATAACCATATTTAGTTACTCCAATATAAGGACTACAACAATTATCTGGATATCCTACGCTTGGAATAAAATAAGTAGTAATTCCTGTTATATTAATTTCAACTGGTGGTATATATTTTTCTTGATATATTTTTATTGTTTTCGAATCACCAATTGTTGGCGTATATATAAGGCAACCAACACATTGATTATTTGGATTTATATTTTCTTCAATTATTATTTTTTGATTAATTCCTGTTGGACTAGGATATGTTGGTTCATCCGCAATAACCCAAGGTGTAATAATATTTTCACAACATATTTCATATGTATTTGTATATTCACCATAAATACAAAGATTAATACAACCACCAATTGATGGAATATGTATATAACCATCAGAACATACCGAATAATTAATAGGTTCAACAGTAAAATTAATATCATTTGAACAAATATATTCGTATTCCATACCATAAAGGTCAATTTTATCATAACCAATAATACAACAACCACCAGCAGAAATAATTTCTGTTTGTGTGATTTCATTATGTTTTGCTGTTAAACCACAATATTCTGGAATTTCAATACAATAAATATTACCTACAGCACAACGTAATGGTTCACATACAATTGCTCTGTATTCAAACAAAGCATTTGGTGTTATTTCTATTTTTGGTATTCTATAGCAATTAGTTGTTAAACTATTATATTCTATTTCTTCATTCCAAGTATCCGAACCCAATTTTCTATATTGAATACCATATGCAACAATATCACTATGACCAGATATGTTCATACCACCAGAATTACAAATATATGCTTTATTATCACCCATAAAAAAACATTATAAATTATTTAAACCAATTGGTTCTTGTGTTACCATATTTTTATTTTCACCATCATAATAATAATCATCCTCACTATTTGTTGCTTTTATTGTTTCAACATATAATGATGGTGTTTCTAATTCTTGATTTATTTTAAACATAGCACCATCATCACCAAAATATTTTAAAAACCCATAACCTCTTTTATCAACATAATTGTTATTATTATTTATACCCCAATATAAATTAACACCTCTTTTATATGTAAATTTTTGTCTTGTAAACAAACTATTACGAACAAGCAATCCATTCTTCTTTAGAATTATTGTTGCCGACAATATTTGGTCAATAAACCTTTGAAAAAACGCATTATATTTGTTTAAAAAGGGATGAAGATTTCTAAAGGTATATCCATTAGATAAAAACGGATTGTCTTGACTAAGTTTTGCTCTTTTAAGATATATTTCGTATATTTTTTGAACCGTTGGATACCACCCACCTTTTGAATTTGTTACAACCTTCCTTGTTCTAACATTTATTAATTTTCTTTGAATTAATTCTAAAAATTCAAGAAATGATAATTTACTAATATCACCTAAATCAAAACTATCTGAAACAATTGGAGTAAATAATTCATCACCACCAACAAGATAATAAACACTAATAACCATACCAATTCTTAAAAATTTTGGTAAAAATATTTCATATGGATTCATTATGTTTACATCATAATCTTTATACGGTTCTAATGCAACACCGTCAATTAATATTTTGATTTCTTTAGCATCTTTTATTTTATAGTTAAGTTTTAATACACATTTATTAGCAGATTCATTCATATAAATTTTACTTGTATTAAAACTATGTATTTTAATTGTTTCATTTTTTAAATTAACAGTTTCACCTGTTGATGTAATATATGAATTTAAATTACCAATATTAACATTAATATATGCAATCTGTACATCGCTTTTATTTTCTAATACATAATTATAAACATCTTTATTTGTTATATAAATCTTATTCGATTCTTCATCATATGTATAATCACCCTCTATTCCAATACCTTTTTTTGTTAAAGCAATACCATTTACTGTCAATTGAACATCCCCTGATGATTTTGTTGGTAATTTGATGAATTTTTTATTTGAAAATTGTTCAATATCAATATTAATTTTAGTAACAACATAATCAACAACAATATTTATGGGATTTGTTGTTTTACCTGAATGTACAAATGTTATTTGAACAACGCCATCAAAAGAAGTAGAACCTGTTAATTCATTTATAACTAATTGATTATTATTATTAATAAAATAATCAGAATATGTATTTACAGTAAAACCCGTTGAACCAGTATTTCCACTTTTTGGTGGGTTTAATAATATTCCATTATATCTTACTTCAATATCACCTTCATATGTATAATTAATTGGTAAATCAAATATACCATTAGCGTTTTCGTTTAATACAACATTAACATATGAATATGACAAAGCATATCTTGAATTATTTGCAGGAAAATCGATATCTTTAACATATGTAAACACATCATATTCAATACCTCGTGCAGTATCTAAAGCAACATCAACTTCTTTTGTGTTAATAATCAATCTATTATCTTCTTGATAATATTGTGGTGTTGTGTTATGAATTCTTATTGTTGAACCAGTTTGTATCCATGATTTTTTATTATCAATTGTTTGTTTTAGATTAAAACCCGCCATTCGAAAAACATCCAAATATTTTTGCCCAGAATCCAAATCACCAGAAATTTGAAAATAAAAATCATTAGTTTCAAGTGGTGCTTTTGGATACCCAAAATTATCATAGGGTAATGAATTTGTTGGAAAATCTCTTTTTGAAAATGGTACTGTATTTGGATTAATTTTTCCACCAACAGTATAAACATATTCTGTTATATTAATAAACGGTTCTGGTATTCCAATCAATAAAAACATTGATTTTATTGATTCACGAGTTCCTTTAGATTTCCAAAAATAGTTAGTATTATTTAAAATTCTATGCCATAATTCTAAATCAACTTCTGCTGGTAATAAATCTTTATTTAAATTTCTTTCGTTTTCATCTATCGTTAAAAAACTTTCCATTAATTCTTTTTCATTAACCAATGAAAAATATTCCCAACCTAAAGTTTTTGCCATATTTGCAATCAATTGATTTGGAATTGAATTAATTTTATCGTATGAAATTTTATTAATATAAACTAACGAATCAATAAATTGCCTAATTTGGTCAAATTCCCAACCATATAATCTAAGCAATTTAATCATTTTTTTATTTTCGGTTAAATCATATGTTTTTAAAGAACTTGGAGTTAAAAATCTATTTATTAAATCTGTTTTTATTAAATCATATTTACTACCAATACTTAAAACAATTTCCAAAAATTTTCTATATAAGGAATTATCAATATCAATATTATAACCATCACTAGTTGACCATAATATTGATGTGTTTACATAAATTATCTCACCATTATCCAATAAAGTTGGATTTTTTAAAATAAAACTAAAACCATCGTCTTCAACACGTTCAGATAAAATATATTTTTCATATGGTTTTAATTTTGCTCTAAATTCTTCAAATTTTAAATTATTTGGTTTTATATGAAATTCTATACTACCATCTTCATTATTATTTATAATATTTAAAGGATTTCCTTCAACAGTTATAGTGATAAAAAGTTTTGTTTTTGAGAAACCTGAAAATCCAATTACTTTATATTGTTTGTTTGATTCTGTTGTTGTTATCACATAATCATTATACGATAAATTTAAATTTTTCAATATATTTTCATCATTTACTTCATTATTATCGGTTGAAATTATTAAATTAAATAAATTGTTAATTGAACTTATCGGAATTGAAAAAGTAGATTGGTTTAATTCTTCATCATAGTTACCATTTTTATAAGTAGTGTTATTTTTTTTATTATTAACATATAAACTAGCAGGATATTTTAATATTATATTTTCAATTGAAACACGTAAAAATTCATAAGTTGAACCAAATTTAACAAAGGTATTTAAATTAGAATTATCTAAATTAAGAACTAAATTTGTTGATATGTTATATAATAATTCGGATTGTTCTATTGTTAAATCCATTGTTTCTAATGTAACTGGTCGAACAAAGGTTGTTAAAGTTTTTGAATAATCAATAACTTTTCTATCCTCAAAATTTGATGTTACATTAAAAGAACCAAATGAAAATACTGTATTGGATGGAGTATCAGTAAAATTACCACCAGTTAAATTAGAACTTAAATTACGATTAACTACTTTTACTTTTGCCACAAATAATAATTTTATTATAAATACGATAAACAAAAAAATCCCAAACAATTAGTTGGGATTTAAATATTATAATAAGAAATTAAAAATTATTGTATTTCACTAATAACATCATCAAAATTTTGACTTGCATCAATATTTGTTCTCTTTTCTTTAACTTCAAATAATGAAACATTTCCAATATCATCTTTTATTTCAAAAATATTAAATTGTTTTGTAATCACCCTATTTTTATCATAATATGTTAAAATACCATTATCGACATCTTTAATTTGTTCACCACCAATTAAATCGGATAAAGTATCTATTGTATTTTCAACAAGTTCAACTTCAATAACAACAGGATTAAAAAAGGTATTTGATATTATAATATCTTGATTAGGTATTCCAATATATGGAGAAAGATTTGGTTTAATATCTGTTGAACTACTTGGGGTTAATTGAAGAAATAACAACGAACCTGTATCATCAAATTTATATCTTGTTGCTTTTTGACTAGTATTACCAACATTTTCATTTATTGGTACAACCCTATTAGAACTAACAATATATCTAACAACATTTCTTATCTTATTATTGGTTAATGTGTTTATATATTCAACACGATAACCTTGCATTGCATTATTTCCTCTTAATCCTTCGGGTAATTTGTTAACATCAATAATTAATCCTCTTATGCTTGGTAATGCTGATAATGGTGCAACATCACTTATATTAACAATAAAACTTTTTGGTTTTATATAAATTGTATATATTCCCAACTGATTAAATATTGTTGCTGGTAATTTTAAATTATATAAACCTTCTAAAATATTATTATGTTCATCATCATCATATTCCCATTCTTCTTCAGGTAAATAATTATATGATAATAAATCTGAAGAATTTAATCTAAAAATATTATTGTTTTCAGTTTCTCTATCAGGAACATAATTATAAAAAATGTCAATATCATTAATATTAACATCTGCTGGTCTTGTTATTCCATATACACCACAACCCATATTAAAAAATTAATTATACTTATTATTATCAACAATATTAAAATATTTTCCACTTGCATATGTTAATAAATCTAAAAGATTATCAATAAATTGAAGTTTATGATTATCAACAAATGCTGATTTTTCTTGTCTTTCTATAAATACATCATTATATATTTTTGATTTATTTATTACATTTTTCTTATTTAAATCTTTATAATAATTTTTATCAACATAATCATTAAGATTTGTTTGGGGTATATATTCAAAATATGTTGTATTTCCTGTTAAATTATCTATATATTTTATACTATTAATAAAATAAACAACCGAAACACCAGATATTGAATTATTAAAATCAACACCATCATTATTTAAATTACCATTACCAAAATATTGTTCTTCAAAAATATTAGTTAATCTATATTTTTTCAATTCATTTAATCTGCTATTTTTAGTAATACCTGTTATCATTATAATATTGTATTGATTCTATTAAGTAATTCGTCATAATTAAAATTTAAAAGGGTTTTTAATCTTTTTTTTATGGTGTTAACATCAACATTTTCAAAATTTTCATCATCAATATTTATTTCCAATCCTTTTTGTCTTAATTTAATGTTATTATTATATCTTAAATTTTCTTTTAAATGATTATTATAATTTAATAATAAATATGGTTCTTTTTGTTTTTCTTTCACCGTTTTTATCATTTCATCTATATTTCTATTAAATTGAATTTTGACATCAATCGGTAACATTGAAAAAACATACATTCCATTCATATCGGTATATAATACAATATTTGAGTTTAAAAATGCGTTTGCTAATAATATACTATATACCAAAAAAATTATTTTATCAGAAATATTGTTTTCGATATTTTTTTCTGTTTTAAAAACATATAAAATATTATAATCCATAGTATACTAATTTTTTTAAATATTTTAAATTTTTTCTATACATTGGTTTTTTATCCAATAAATTATTTGTGAAATTATTTAATAATTTAATTCTAGAATCAATAGTTTCTATATTAAATTCCATATTAAAACAATCAACCAATTCCATTTCTTGATTGTTTTTATTAAAAAAAACATCTAAAATTAAATTATCGTTTAAATAAAATAATGAATGTTCTTCAAATAATTTAATTTTAACATTACTAAACAACGATTTAATTTCATTGAATGTTTTTTTCTTGAAAATGACAATATCAACATCACCAACCACTAAATTTGTGTCATAACCCAATTTATTAAAGTGATAATAATCAGCAATACCACCAGCAATAAAAAAATCGTTAATATTAATATTATTTACCAAAAATTTTATTATTTCAATATGTTTTTCAAATATTTTCATTTATTATTAAAACTTTTTAAAAATTTATTTTCGTCTTTATGTTTAATTGTCATAAAATCAAAATCATTTAATGAATTTTCAAACATTTCTATATTTTTTTTATATTTTGGGAAATTTTTTATTATTTTATTTCTTATTAGTACAATAAAACTACCAACATATTTATTTTTACCCAATAAATGCGTATAACCATGCATATTACCTGTTTGATTGTATCCATATTTTAATATATCGCTTTCTGGCAATACTTCATATATTTTTTTATTTAATTTTTGAGATAATGAATATAATGTAAATTGTTCAATATAATTTGATTGATTTTTTATTTTTAAAATTCCTTTATTTATCAAATCAATCATTTTTTTTACATTAAGAAGATATTCATTAAAAAATTCCATATTTCTAAAACCAACAACACCACAATTATATGATATAATTTGTGAATATTTTTCATATGATTTTTCTATTTTCTTTTTATCAA